ACGTCTCCCTTTGGACCAGCAACGCCTTGAGCGCCATCTTTGCCCCGCTCACCAGTTTTTCCAGTGTCTCCTTTGGCTCCGGTCTTTCCTGTATCACCTTTATCACCCTTTAGCCCGTTGATTCCATCCTTGCCAGCAACCCCATCAATACCTTGAAGTCCTTGTTCGCCTCTTTCTCCTGTTGCGCCTCTTTCTCCAACAGGTCCAATGTCTCCAGTATCTCCTTTGTCTCCTTTCTCACCAGTAAGTCCTGGTGTTCCATCAATGCCAGCGGCACCTGTTTCTCCGCGTTCGCCTTGATCGCCGCGATCACCTTTGACTCCTTTGTCACCTTTTGCTCCTTGTTTACCATCACGCACTTCAATATTCTGTACATCTTCAAGTGCCAGTAAAAGACGGTCTTCTAATTTAACAATCTCTTTGTTGGTATGTACTACGGCAAAGGCAGTACCAATTTTATCCATTTTGTTCATTTAATCGCGCCATATACCTAGTCAATTCTTCAGTCAATTCATCCTCATGTGTAGGTATATATTCTTCTTTCTTCTCTTTATCTGCTTTCGCTTTCTCTGCTTCTTTCTGGCGTTCCATTTCAGACTTAGGCTCAACAACAGTCACGGGTGTAGGAGCAGGCGGTTGATTCGCCATGGCGATCTTTTCTTTCTCTTTCTCTTCTTCTTCCTCAGGATCAGGTATGTCACCTTCTGCCATTTCTTTGTCAATTTGCTTTTTCATTTGTGCAATTTCTTCGTCATCAAGCATCATGACGTTCTTTTGAACCCACTCTTTGCTGTAGTATTCACCTACGTACTGAGTAATTTCGTTCATAAGACCAATCCGATTTTGGAGAATCTCTGCGTCCTTGAGTTCAGCAAAGTGGTTGTCTTTGATATAATCAATGTAGATATCGTCTTTCCACTCTTCCCAATCTTGTGCAGTAATGATGCCTTTGAGAATCAATTGCTTCTTGAGAATACCCAAAAACATGGTACCAAATCGTCGTCTAATGCGGTCAATAAACTTCTGAAACTTCACTTCATCACGAGTGATTTCAGACGACCGACCTAAACTAAATTGATTTTCTTGCTCTAACCTATTGACAGGCACGTTCAAACTACGATATAATCTCTTCTGGAAGTATATGATATCGTCAATCTGACCTAAGTTATCACCACCAGGCAGAGTCTCTACGGATGTGCCACGTCCATTTTCACGCCGTGGTAACCAGAAATCTTCAAGCATAGACATATGCTTTCGGTCGTCTTTGATTTGACCAGTGCTTGCATCATAAACCAACTTGTTCCGATATTTGGTCATAATATCTTTCATGTATTGATCTGCTTTACCTCGTGGCAAATTACCGATGTCTACGTAAAAAATACGTCTTTCAGGTGCACGAGCCAAACGATAGATGACCAACGAGTCTTCCATCATCCGCAGTTGGTTGATAGGCTTTAGTGCTTTGTGAAGATGAGATATAACCTTTTTCTTTGACTCATCAAGCAAGCCCGATGTGATATATGAAATGGCGTCAGTTGAGATCTTGACACCTTGAACTGTATTAGAACCAGGCTTCTCTTCGTAAACATAATACTCATCAATTTTGTCTACAATTTTAACACCTGTTTGAGGATCTTTCTTATACTTTATTTCTTTTACTTTTCTTATTTTTGCTGAATCAATGTGACGGATCTCTTGGATACCTGCCTTTACATTACTTTCATTGACTAGCAAGTGATGAACCGTACGTCCATCAATGTACCATGATCTGAAAATGTCGTGTCCAATATCATTAAACTTGAGAAGCCCCACAACATTCTCAAACTCTTCTAGAATCTGATCCTTGATTTTCTTGGGCGCTTCAATCTCATCTACCTTCAAGTCAACCGACGACTCTAGTTCTGAAGATACAATTGCTTCGTTGACTATTTCATCAATCGCCATATCCACTTCGGGATTCATAGCAACACCACGATAGCGCATTATAAGTTGCGCGTTATCTTTTGATTGATCACCATCAAAATTAATATATTGTCCGTAAGCGCCGGCACCAGTGCTGATATAGCCAGCGGCGTCTTCGTCAGTGGGAGGTACTACTGAAGGAAGTAATTTCTTCTTAGTAGATGTTCTCTTCAATTCAAAACCAAAAAGTTTTAACAATGCGTTATCGTTGTCTGCCATACCTTTTCCTATCAAAAATAATAACAAGGGTGCCCGAGAGCACCCTGTTATTTAGCCTACTATTAACTAGTAGTATTTGACTCCCAATATTGGAAATCAAACGTTGTGGTAAATGTCTCTACTTCACCACCGTTATCATAGGTCAATTCAATCGGTCCAACTGCCGTTGGAAAAGCACCGCGAATATTGTACCGTTTGATAACAGACTCATCTCTATCTAACTGATCAATAATGAGATCGGTTTGATAGTCTGTTGGATTGGTCAAGCCAGTGTTTGCACTGTGACCGTTCATACCGTTCATCCAACGCTCCATAGCATCACGAACCTCAAAGCCAGTATCGTTTAAGATAGTAACTTCCCAAGGCTCAAACGTTCTGTCGCCAGCCACTTTCAGAATTCTGCCTCTGAAAGGTACGTTTAATGCAGGAATGGTAGAACCTGGTAACTGCCCAGCCCGACACATGAAGGATGTTAGTTCAACATCACCCCCTGCGTATGCGGGAAAGTTAATGGTCGCTTTGAATAAATTCGGTCGCGCACCACCACCTCGCAGTTTTGATTTAAAATCATCTACGCCTAAAATTGCCATTGTTTATATCTCCTTGTGCGCTTTATGCCAATCCAACGACTTCTTCAAAGTCAACCCCAGTTCTCACTGCTACGAAACTTAGAGTAACGTAGTTGATAGAACGTGCAGGTTTGACATAGATGTCAGCCACGAATTGGTTGGTGTCAATCACTTGAGCAGTGTTGTTTGTTTCGTCACAAACGACTCTGAAGTCAGTGATTCCGCGTCTCCCCTTAATCTCTCTCAAGAAAGGTTCAACGATGTTAACGAATTCGGCTCTTGTGAATTCATCATTGAATTCAAACATTACGTTTTGAGCCGCTGATTTGATTGCTCGTTCCATGACTAAGAATAGTCGGCGAACGTTAATGCGATCAAATGCTGAAGGACGTGCTAGTTTAGTCTTATCTCCGAAGAGCAACACACCTTGACCAGGGAAGTTAACGATGGGGTTAACACCTGCTTTGTACAACGTGTCTCGTTGAGACTTAGTTGGACTAAAGCCGAGTGCACTTACACCAAAGTATTGACCACGTCTGTTACCTGCTGGTGAGAACCAAGGGGCTTGAACATTGTCTGTCGCTGCCATGATTCCTGCAGTAGATGCTGCCGCTGGTATGAAAGTATACTTATCGTTGTACTTGTCATACACTTTGAGGAAGTTACCATCCATAATCAAGTATGAAGATGATGCCAAACTCTTAGCGAAAGTTTCTATAGAAGTGGTAATCGTAGAAGCACTTTGCTGACCTACAACTGCCGCTCGGTTCGGTGATGATACAACAACACAATCTTTTCGGTCGCTTCGTGCAACTACTTCCATTGCTTCAACCAAAGTCTTTTGATCTGATGATGTTGCCAAACTAGGTGCAATCAAAAAGTCAAGTTGTAAGACATCTGGATCATTGTACACAGTTTCAAACGCATCTTTATATGTGGTTATTCCATGACCTTGTTTGGTCTGAGCGCCTCCATTGAAAGATCGTGTTTGCGTATTCTGACCACCGGGTGATGCTAATGGTCCACCGACGTTGGCAGCAATCGTGGCTTTAGTCCAATCGGCAGCCGCAGTTGTGGTGCTGTTCAGTTCACCTTGACGTGCCATCCAGATATACTGAGATTGCTCGTTAATAACATCAACAATGTGATTGTTACTACCGTCGGTAGTCTTCGCGTCTGTGGCGTAAGAAACGTGAGGGAAAGTCTCTAGTACAGTACCAGGAGTACCCGTGAAAGCACCGTCTTCGTCAACGACGACAACGTGTGCTTCGTCGTGTGCCTTCGCACCGTCGATGCTTCGTGCCGCAACAAAAGATGATGTTCCGGGTGCTTCATCAAACTGGCTTACATATGTCCAGTTAGTGAATGCACTGTCAGCCACCGCCGCTTTACCGCCATCGCCCGCAAGACCTGACCATGGGCAGATAGAAACTGATAATGAGTTTCCTGCTTCGCCAGGATATTTTGCGATGAAACGCTTTTCGGCAGGAGTGCCTGTTGCACCAAGAATGTAACCGCTCTTGTCTGCTTCCCAATCTGCCGCGTTACTGACAAGAGTGCCAGTGACACCTGAGGCAGAGTCCACAGCATTTAAGTCAGCCGTGTCAAGTGCCCGTGAAACATACAGAGATCCAGAGTATTTTAAGAAACTAGCGGCAGACAGAAAATCTATATTATTACTGTCTACAACTAACGTGGGGGAACCAAAGTTTGCAATCAATTCTGCTTCGTTACCAACAAGAATTGGTTGATCGCCAGGTCCCCAGTTGAGGTCTGCAACCATCGCACCAGTAGAGGAAGTCACCGCAGGAACAATACCTGATAGATCTACTTCTCTGATTGTGACAGCGGGAGACTCAGATGGTGAAAATGCCATAGTCGTGTCCTTTTTTCGTTAACATGAATAAGATATCATAATACGGAGATTTCTCAATGTATTTATTTATATACTATGAATTCTTAACATACCAACTGACCAGCACTATCCGATGTCCCTGTCGGACTTGACTAACCCCATGGAGTACATCATGATTATAGACCAGACTGCTACCATTTTGAGAGGGCGCCACAACAGGAACGATATCTTTTTTGTGATTGAGAGGACCTTTTCTTACTCCTTCCTGTGGCAAGTCGTAGTGTTTATCCATAACCAACGTGTCACCACCAACCAAGTCTTCAGATGATTCTAGAAACGTAATGATTGTTTTTTCAACCAACTCATTATTGTCTTCATGGAGTCGCGTAAATGAATACGGAATATACTTAAGAAAATAATGTGAGTAATTTTTTAACCCTCGTGTTGCGGCATAATTATCTAAATGCTTAATAGCAGGACAATCTTTTACGTCTTCACTTCTTGGATTGTATCGGTGTAGATTGAAAAGGTTATAGAATTGATCTATGTACTCGTGTCTGGATTTATTATATAACTCCCAGAGACTCTGCATTTCTGCGTCAGATAAGATCGTATCAATCTTAAAATTATGCCATTGATTTACCACGGATTTTGTAGATCATGATCCCAAGGTATTGACCAGTTTTTGTCTTTCATACTTTCAATATCTTCTAGCGAATCAATATACTCATCATTGTTATCATGATAACCAAACGGCACCAAATCTGCCTCAATAGAATCCATTCTACTTTGAAATAACATTTGTTTCATATCAATATCGGTGAGATCGTTGAATCTACTGTCGGTGGTAAAATATCCAAACATCACCAAATTCATCATGAGATCATCGTGGTTGCCATCGCTTGCTTCATATGATTGCCCTCTGGCACAAAACGTAGATATTTCTAATATAGTATTCTCATCAACAATTTCTAATTTGTTTTCTTCTAATAGATCTTTGATACCCGAACAACCAAGCCGCTTAGTCTTCCGATTGATTTCAATGCCCATTTTATTTTTTGATACTGATTCAACATGCATGTTCTCATATTCTAAATCTAGATATAAGCCATTACATACTAAAGTACCTTGATCATTTGATTCAACAACAACATATGCTTCATTGTAGACTTTCGCATACTTATAGATAATATTAGGAAAGAGCAAGGGCGAGATAGTGTTACAGCGATACACAGCCACCTGTTTAAAAGGTCTCGTGCTAATGTCGATGATATTGAATGTAGAATAGTCCTGTCCTCTTCCCTTGCTTACATCAACACACATGATGTAATCATGATCTGGTTGCGTTTCTTGATAAACAAGAAGATCGCCACCTTCCATATGTGTGATAGGATCTGTGGCACGTAATTTCATCAAGGTGTCGGCGCTTATTAATGTGTCGCCCGTACCGAAGAATGTGTTACCGAATTCCTGGTCAAATTGAAGAATGCTAGTGTTTGCTATGGTCTCCGCTTTCCATTGCTCATCACGTCCTGGCACGTCAAACCAATCCACACGAAAAGGTATAAACTGATTTATCCCTTGGTTGGCGCCTTCCCATATTTTATGGAATATATTTCCGATACCATTTGCTGTAGATGTGATAATAACCTTTGTATCTTTTCCGGCAGAGACAACAGGATAGGTGGAAGTGTAGAATTCTGATGCTCGCTCAACAAAAGCAAACTCATCGAGATAGAGGAGATTAACAGACATACCCCGAATAGAACTGCCGCTAGTACTAGCAGCCACAATCCTACTGTTATTAGAAAAATCGATACTACCCTTATTAAGAGTCTTGCAGCCAGGTTGTAAAAAGAACGGCAAGTTCTCAAGCATAAGTGTAATACGTCCGAGCATTTCTCGCGAAGTGGAACCTTTGTTAGCCAGAACAGCAATGGTTTTTTCGGGATTGAAAATCGCATACCAGAGAAGATAGGCGACAGACGAAATTGATTTGCCAGATTGTCTGCAAGCAAGTACAATGTTAAAACGATTGCTGTTAAAATGATGGAACATACGTTCTTGATAGGGATAAAGATTAAAAGGAACAAGACCCCTATCCAGTGAAATAATCTTGACATATTTTTCTGCAAAATATGAGGGATTTTCCATACACTTTTTATATTCAAGAACTTCCTCCTGTGTCCACTCTTGGACTACACCATCTTTCTTGACTAAGTGATTATATTGATACGTGTCATTGGACATTGGTAGAATCAGACTCAACTTCAATCACCTTTTCTTCATTCTGTAATAATCTTTGTAGATCAGTTGTGCTTCCTAGAAACACATTGTTGTTAGTAATATTCTTTTGCTCTTTCAAAGGCACGTGGGTAATATCTTTGTGCTTTTTGTTTAGATCCATTAATTTGTCAGTAACATCTGCAACATTTTTAATCATGCCAGATAATACTTCAAATGCTCTGGGATGCTCACTTTCACGAGCCACCTCAATCATCAAATCAAGACCGCGTTTACCGCCTTCTATCAGTTCCAGGTACGTGTCCCGACTCGTTTCGTAGTCGTTCTTGATGTTCGGGTTTTCTTTGTCGGTCATTATGATTCCTTTTATAGATTCTTCGGTCTTCTGCTATTTGTTGCCAGAATCTATCGTCAATGTCTTTTATGTCTATATTTATCATAATCGCTTCTTAGATATGTAGGCTTTTATTCCAAGCACATTTAGATCGGAATCTGTTCTGTCATATACAGCAGAAAATAACCACGGTCTTGCGGTTATATCAGACGGCACTGGCCATGTAAATCCATGTTCCGTACAAAAATCACGAACAGGTTGCTCAGTGTAAGATATGAAGTAAGCATCCGCTTGAGGTAATTCTCCATTGGCATCCCATGAACGACTTGTGTGCGTTACGTGTGCGCCTTCTGGTAACTCAGGTGTTATTCCACCAAACTCTAATTTTGCGGCTTTAAGTATCTTTGTACCATTATCTAGATTAAATTTAAGACCGTAATGATTTGAAATACCTGTTAAAGATGAATTCGTCATATCCAACACTTGAGATGCAGAGTCAGGAAAATAAGAGGCGGTAACACTATCTAATTCAGCAAAATTGTACCAACTAACGTGTCTTCCCGTGTACGGTTGACGATATCCTTGAGCAACGCCTATAAAATTACTTTCTCGGGTAAGAAAAAAATCGCTGTCATATTCAGAAAACATACTCACAATTTCATCAATGTAAGGCTTTGCGGCTGAATCACGAGGACCAATATCTACTCGTTGAAGTTGACCCTCATAGTACATATTATCACGTACAGTTTTTAAAAGAATAATCTGGGGTGTGATGTATCTTTCGTTGTCAGGAACGTCATAATGGTTGGTTGATATCCAATGAGCAAAATTATTATAGTTTATGGTTTCAAGTGCATTCGCTAATGTTTCTGCGGAGTCTATATTACCTAGATCATTGAGGGCAGGTGCCGCAAACATGTTTGCACCTTGATATTCATAATGATAGGCATACTCGGTGTCGCCAGTCCACGGTACAGTCTGTTCTTTCCAGCCATTAAATTTAGTTATGGCTTTAAGTTGATTGTCGCTGTCCCAGATAACCTGATCCCACAAAATAGCATTAATAGACATTAGTTCCCACCATTGTTATCCAGGGTCGCGATCACGATTAAATCCCAGTTAATAACAATGTTGTTGCCTGGTGCCGCCGCTTCATAGATTTGAAAATCAATTTCTAACTCTCTGCTGACACTACCATAATTACCTAGTTTAAAAGACAAGAAAAAATCCGCATAAGGAGATGATTGTGTCCCATTACCAATGTCCAGTGGAGTATCAAAAGATCCACCTACAGTAGCGCCCGTGATATTCTCGGTACCTTTTGTCGCAATAAGTTTGTAACCTGTATAGGGCGCAGTGCCTCCTGATATCCAAGTGCCTACCTTAACATACAAAGCCGAGTCCGGTGTCCGCCCACTATTGAAAGAATCTCTGCCGCGAGCGTATATACCACCATCATTATCAAATCTAACATTAGCAGTGGCAGTAACGGGAGAAAAAGTATCATATACTTGTTCATACGCCTCATTAGTGTAACTTAATAACGCAGTATATCCTAATATGCCATTACCTGCGACATTCTGAATGGTGATCGTCTCAGACGCCAACACAGTTGAGTTTACATTCTCTTCAACATCATGCAGTTCGTAAACAAACGCTTTGTTTTCCTGAACGGCGCTCGTAGTAATATCTACATCAAAGGTTCCTGTGCCACCTGAAATAACCACCGTACCTGTAGGTTTATTTGCACCATCAAAGTAGGCATAATTTGAAGCACTAGCAAACACAGGAAGCATGCCGAGTACAGTAAGAGACGATGTTGCCGACATGGTCAGCGAGTTCGAATTAATATTATTGATGGTTCCATTGACCCCAGTAGTTCTTTGTGTGTCTCCTGCGAGCAAGGTAGAATATGAAGAAGTGGCAGATTGTGTGGACAAAATCGTACTGCCTGATACACTGTCAACTATTACAGGTTCAAAACCCTGAGGTCTGTAATAGTAAGTGCCATCGGGTCCAGTCACAGTAAAAGTTACAGTGGTGGCTTCATCTGGTGTAGTATCACTCGCAGTCAACGTAAAGTTTTGAGGATCAGTCAGTGTAGTGATTGGATCAAGCGCAACAGTTGGACCTGCCAAACTAGTTCTTCTAACCGTAGTAAGAAAACTTCTATTAGATTCTTCTGTAAGATTGTCGCCAAGTGTTACATATGTTACCTCTACAGATTCACCGGAATCTGGTCCTATGATCTCTTTATCTGCACCTCCTACATATTGTGTACCAATAGAACTCGGCGTAAGACGTATAAACAATGGTTCGGGTGCACCAACATCGGTTGCTGTAATTGTAAGTACCAAATTTTCATCTTCTGTAACCGTTGCGGGCATAGTTAGTGAGTATGTTTGCTGACTAGTATCTTGAACTACAACACCCGCGCTTTCACCAATAATTGCAAACACACCTGATCCTGGTGCTGTCTCTTCTCCTACCACAACAGTAAAGGTTTCTGAGCCTTCTGTTTTAAAATCATTTGCAATAGCAAGAGATACTTGTCCGGCACTGCTAGTGATTGTCAAGTCTACGGGTGCCGAAACGTTTGAGTATCCCGAGTCAAAGTCTGAAGACGTGACATTAGTGCCAGCAATCCAATACTTGTAAACACCACCACTTCCTGTGTCTTGATAAGTTCCACCTAGTGTTACATCCACAGTGATCGTATCGCCTTCTTCAGGAGCCAAATCACTTGGAGTTATGGTAACCGAGTTAGATGTGCCCGCGATAATTCTATTACCTTCTGCTAATTCAGTGCCGCCTGTGGCTTGATCATATACAAATATCTGATAGAAGTTATCCGCAGTATCACCGTCGGCAGTATAAGCAGTTGGATTCGTAACAGTTCCAGTACCACCTGATACTGTGACTGCAAGTCTGCTGCCATTTCTGGGTGGAGTACCTACCCAGTCAGCATCGTCAGTGTCAATATCATTGATATAAAAGTAAACTGTCCCGTCAGGAATATTTTGACCACCCACTGTGTAAGTAACAGCACCACCGTCTTGACCTACGGCAGGACTGCCGGTGATCGTGTAGGCGGGTGGTCCATCGTTAACAGTGAATGACTCGTTGTCTGAAATTTGAAAACCAGCGTCTAAATTATTATCTGTTGCAGTAAACGTACCCGCAGTAGGGCTTTCGTAAGTGTCCGTTGCGCTAACAGGAATAGAAGTAACCGCAGTTGATCCACCTAGACCGTCATCTATCATGGTGACTGAGCCTGTAAGATCAGCGGTTGCGATACGACCGTCAGATACCACGGCACCTGTAATCGCATAATCAATATCTTTGCCTACATTATAACCGCCTGAGGTGATTGTAATCTCTAAGTTGTTACCCTCAATAACTGTCACACCTGGTGCTACGGTAAGTGTGGGTACTACCTGTGTAAGATACTGAACACGAGAAACTTTTTCAATGTTGTTCTCATTCAGAAGTTTGATAACATAGTTGCTGTTTGACTGAGGATCACCATCTACTCGGCTTTTTATCTGAAACGAACCTGTACTGCCTGTTATCGTAACATCTTGTGCTGTGCCAGGTGATGTTGGTATTGTCGTTTCAAAGTTGGTTTGATCGGTTGTACTAACTCCAAAATCAACATACCATTTAAGAACAGCACTGCCAGCATTGGGCACATTTGTTCCGTTAATGGTAAATGTTACATTGTCACCTTCATCTGAGGTATCGCCGGCTTCTACGGTTTGATCGGGTGCATCTGTTGATATAGTATATGAAGGAATAAGATCCGTTATCGTAAGAGGGAAGTTATCAATAGCACGACCATCACCGTCTTCAATGTAGACTGTAAACGTCTCATCACCTTCGGCTATCGCTGTCTCGGCATCAATGACAGAGACCACTGAGAACATACCACTTGACCCATTGATCTCAAAGTATTGTTTGTTATTCGCATCAGGTAAACCTGTTGTTTGATCATACGAGTTAATGCCGAAGTCAGCATCATTTGTCGTACCGTGTACTCCATACCAATAGAGTGCGTCTATGCCATCAGGCACATTTGTTCCTGTAATGGTAAAGACGAAATCAGTGCCTTCGTTCTGTGTGGTTGCATTTACGCTGGCCGAATAAACGGGCGTGTTGTATGTGAGTAATGCGTCATTGAGTGCTTGAATATCAACCGCAACATCATCAACAATGAACACCTCACCGCCAAGATACATTCCTGCAGGATGAACAAACAGTTTAAACGTTTCTCGCCACTTCGCAATAGGAACACCCACACGAACCAAAAGCGCAAACGTTTGATATAACTTGTCATCTGTGATATACTTGAGAGAGTCAGCACCGATCTGTGAATCTGTTTCACCTATCTTAAAGACATTCTCTTTTGGATACAATACTTCAACGTCTTCACCATAAAAAGATCTAAAGAACCATTCTATCGCAAACTTACTACCCTTTGATCTAAACAGTGTGTTGGAAAAGTTTGCTGCCGCTCGGAGTTCAGTATCGTTTGAACCAAACTTCTGAAAATAGGATTCGCCTAAAAGTAATTCGTCCTCAATATAAGTGAGAAGAGTGATGTCGGTTTCATTAATATCACGAGTTGCAAATAAGTGATTGAGCAATTCTGTAGACTCGTTCTGATCCTGAAACTCATAATACTTCTTTAACAGAGTAATGAATTTTGGATATAACGCCGCAAAATGCTCAGGCAATATATTGCCAATAGCCGGCTCTCTCAGGTTGAGAGAGCGTCTGCGTTTATTAACAAATCTTTCGTGTGACATAATTTATACTATGTTAATGGTATTACCCATACCAGAATGAGCAGTACACTGATAATACAAGGTTGGCGGAGCACTCATTGGTACTTTAAACTGTGTGATGCCAACTTGACTTGTGCCAGATATTACTGAAACACCTGTTGTGTAAGCCGCACCTGCATTACTTACTCTGATCTCAAATGGATGACCCGAATGATTGTGATCGAATCTATATGTATCACCTCGCCTCAGGTAAAGTATAGGATCGTTTTCGCTTGTAGGGAACCAAACATTTCCTGTATCAGACAGAACGTAATCAGTTGATCCGTTGTTCGTGACATTAAACGAATACTGTACGCCGGTGCCTACCGACATACTAATGTCTGAGTCTGCACCTAGCAACAGTCTACTGCCTGAAGCAGACAGATGCATCGCGTCTAATCCTGGATTCACCCGAATGTTTGAGTTAACTTTTGTGCCATTACCTCCACTGGTACTACCACTAAACATGAGATAGTTTACTGAGTTGGCAGTGTCAGCAGTTACTGCAACGTTGGTTGCCGTTGTTGCTGTTATTGCGTCAACATCTGTGAGTGATGCACCGCCTCCTGAGAATTGTGGAGAAAATAGTGTGCCGCCGTCGGTAGTCGTGTTATACGTGAGATCTGTGATACAACCCACACTGTCTTGACCTGTTGAGGTTTCCCTCATCATAAGATAGTTAACACCATCTTCGGGAACCTTAGCAGTCGTCTGTTGAGCGTAAGTAACACCCATCGCTCCAAACAAAGCATTGCCGGGATCTTGCAAGATCGCATTGATAGGATCATACAAAAGATTGTTATCTGTTAACGCACTATCTGCTAAAGGATTCACACCACTGCCTGTGGTTTCAACCATCGTGAGATAATGAAGACTTGACAATGTTGCCTGTTTCGTATATATTTTAGTCGCTTCGGTTACTGTGGCACTCGCAGTGACATTTGTTAACAGACTACCATCACCTGAAAAGAAAGGTGCAGAAAATACTTCAGTGACGGTATTGTAATTGACTAGTGAGTTTGTATTTACACTATCTACTCCATCTAATAAACCAGACATGAGGGGATAGTAAGTGCCAGCGTCTGTTTGTGCTACTTCTTGAAACTTACTGACTCGTGCATGATCCGCACTATCTGCATTTACATTTATAAGAAGCGAACCATCGCCAGCGAATAAAGGTGAATATAATGCTTCAGTGTTTTTATCAAAATAAACCGCAGGGTCTGTATTAACACTATCTTCGCCTGTTTGTATTGGCGACATGGTTATAAAGTAATTTTGTGCGTCAACCAAAGTTGCTACTTCTTGAAACTTACTGACTCGGGCATGATCGGCAGAATCAGAACGGAGAGCAAACTGAATATCGGTAATATTACGGCCATCACCAGATGCAACACCTCCCCAGAAAATATTATCTCTAACAGTAAGATCACTGTCAATAACAGTATCACCTAAAATTCTGAGACCACATATGCCATCGGCGTCTACCGAGTCTCGGGCACAATTAATAGTGCTTGCTTCTAAATCAGAAATATCAACGCCATTGATTGTACCCGTGACCGTAAGATCACCCGTGACTGTAGATCCACTAGGATCATCATCAATGTTTTGGTTTGCGAGATCTCGGAGTGCCTGAAGAGTGGTTCTCTTCGTAATAGCAGTAATAGGTGGTCCGACATCAACGTCATTGACGATGATTTCATCTTCCAATCCTAGAGGGGGCACCGTTGTCCCGTCTATCAAATTTAAACCTGAAATTTTTATGTCTGCCATTGTACCTGATCTCGTTTCTTTGGTTTATTTATATCGGTTACGTTATGGTAACAGTAACGATTGCTGTTTCTGAAATACCTTGTTCTGGTGATGCACGATAGATAAAGGTATCTTGCCCAGTGTATCCTGGATTAGGTGTATATGTGTATGTGCCAGCGGAAGCATCTAGTACGACCACAGATCCGTTAGATGGTTGTCCACCTACAGCAACAGAGAATACTGTATTGCCTGCTTGCCAAGTATCATTGCCACTCACTGTGATATCAACTGGTGTGTCAACAGTGGTTGAGGCACTGACTGCATATGCATCTTGGACTGGATCAACTGTGATGGATATGGGGAAATATTTCGCACCCCAATCGCCTAGAACACTCACATTAAATGAGTCTGTTCCGTTCCAATCTGGATTAGATTGATAACTCCAAGTACCTTTCGCAGTAATAATACCTTCGTTGTTTGTAGTCAGCGTTTGATATTCCGCCGAAGCAGTTCCATTTTGTGGATCACTCACTGTAAATGACGTGGGTGTTCCTGGAATATTTACAATAGTGAACGGCGCCACATACTGTGCGTTATCTTCAGAAAGATTCAAACTCAAAGGACTGGCTGTCCATGCACTATCAGTACATGTCTTGACAAACAATTCTTCGTCTGTGCCGCCGTCTAGATTCAAAAAGTTTACACACGCTTCTTCAATAATCTTAGAACCATCTGCAATTGACTTGTACAGGTATAGTTTCATGTCAAAGTCCATCGTGTATATGATAGACCGCCTGCTCTCTAAAGGCGCTTCATAATCATCTGAGAACGTAATACCTGTCATGGTAATAGGCGAATCCTCTACAACATCAAAGTCGTTGAGTGGCTTGATTGTCACTGTGTAATTTGGTGTAAAATAAGGAAGAATCTGTTCAACAATCTGCAAGGCATCATCTTGTGTCTTGGCATATGCATTCAACTGAAACGATATAATGTAAGGAACAGGAGTGTATAACTTACTAGCGCCATCGCCATAGTTATCAGGAAACACTACACATGAATTTGTCCGAGGCATTTGTCGCGCGGCATCATACTGCATGGCTAATATCTCAAAAGAAAGCCTGGGTAATTTTAAAGCAATCTGTCTCTCAGCGTTTTCGCCATCGTTCATTGCATCAATACGTGCTACAAAATCTCTCTTAGGAGAGTATGACAAAGGTACTTTGACTTGTGATAATGAGTTACCTGCGGCGTCTTTTCTTACCACATATATGTCATTGAACAATGATCCAAAAACAGCAACGGCTTTTCTAATTCGCTGATGATAAAAATGAGTACCAAACATTATGGATCTCCGAACGGATTAGATTCTGAAAAATCAATAAAATTGATCTCTCCACCTTCTAGTGTTGTATCAAAGGCAGTATTCATAGCACTGTCTTGTAGATCTTCTCCTATAGCATTAGGCGTACCAGTAGCACCTGATGTTGAACCAACCATAGGAGCGGTAGTGGTCCACTCATGATACTCACCGTCTGAAGCACCTCCAGTGTGAGCAACATATATCTTCTTAGCCGATGGATTTGAATTGTCTATTTTGACAATCTCACCGGTGAGAGTAAACGAATCATTTGTTTGAGTCACAGTCTCATTAAATGCAAACGCACCCGTGACTGATGGGAATGTAAACACGGTCTGAAACGCATGATCTCCCTCAACATTATCAATTGCTTGTACACCCGTATCAAAGTCTTCGTCGTTGTACTCAAACAATTCTGCACGAATCTTAAACACTGGTATATCTTTTAACTGATAGAAAGGTGATTCGTCTTCTACCTTCGTGATCTCAAATATAGAGTTAGAAAGTGGAAGAGAAATCAAATCTCCTTCGCGAGGCCTATAAAACTGGCCGCCGGGTTCTAATGTCTGTTCATACTTAGAAACGGTTGACAAAAATCTCCTACGTGATACAATAAAGGTAGCGGCATCACGAATCTCTACACCAAACTTAGTGAACAGATCTCCTTCTCCGTCAAAGCCTTCGGTATTCTCAATATACATTTCCAGTTTATATGCATCATCAAACCGTGATACATTATCATCCTGGAATATAGAATCTTTATTGACCATCTCTCTTGGCATATAATAGACATCTTGTCCATATATTTTGAGAGATTCAATAATCAGATCTTCATAGAGTTCTTGCTCTGAGTATCTGCCTTGAGTAAAATAGAGATTAGTAGCCATGCATTAACCCATGAAAAAATCTGGTGGAAATTCGTTTTCATTACGTAATTTTTCTTCCAGTTTTTCTAGTTCTGCTGTAGCATCGTCATAGTATTGACGACCGTTTAATTGCACACCACCTGGTAAAGTCATGCCTTCAAATTTCATCATGTTACCACCCCACTGTTGTTTGATCAACTGTGTGGTATAGTCTTTGAGAAATTTGTCGTTCCAAACGTCAGCGAATGATGCGGGATCAACAAGTGACAAACACTCCGCAATGATGTAATCACCTACGGCTAAATTGTTATACTGATTAGGAGCCCATTCGCCAAAAATATATAATCTATTCTGATGCCTTGAAAAATTAACTCGTGGCTCACCGTCTAGAATATCAGCAATAAATTCTAAATACTGTTCCATCTGATAGTAATACGATAAACCACCCGCAAAGTTCATAAAGTCGCCCATGCTGTTCAACATCATCTGATACTTAATATCAAACATGTTGGTACTACCAAAGGTCTTGCTAAATGGATATACTTTGGTAAGATACAGCACTGTGTTTGGAATAGTAATGTATTCATTTGTTACATCATCGGCTGTTATCTGATGCTTAATATAAGTGGTAAAAGTAGCGTCGGCATGATACTCTTGAAACATCTGAAGCGCATCATCAACTTTATCTTCAAGTTGATCATCGTCTACATTAATTTCAAGAACAGGCGAACCTAATCTCCGCAAGCAGAAATCAACTAGTTCTTGTCTTGTTGTGGGCGATGCCATGTAAATGTCTCCGGTTTATGTTTATTTATACGACTCGGCGCCACGTTCGGGCAGTTCTTTGTCTAGGGTATGCGACACCTGATGAGGGTCTTGCAAGATGTATATTCTTTGTTTCTATTCTGCCAGACTGTGGGCGAATATCACCAATAGACATAGCCACACGTGGTGATTCAGTCGATTCAAAACAAAACGCATTAGGCCAATCGTTGCCTAAATCTCCACATTCATTTTCTGCTAATGTTCGACTTCTCATCACCATATAGTCATATAGTTGTGCGGGTGTCATATCAGGAAAACGTTCTAGTATGCAAGCAAGTTGCCCGGTGAGCATCGGTGCACCCGCCGAAGTACCATTAAATGTTCTAAGAGTATAACTTGCGTTTCGAGGATCAGCGACCTGCCCACCGTTTCCATTGTAACCCGCGGTGACACCATCTGCAAATGTATAGAAGTCTACACCTAATCCACAATTTGAATAAGACACCCGACACTCGCCTTGACCTGCACTACCGCCGGCTCTCAGTCTTGATTTTGTGCTGAGTGTTCCAACAATGTAACATCCTTTTTGGTCGGTACCAAAAGAGCGCGACTTCCAGTTTTGTGTTGTCGCATCTTGTAGTGTAACAGTATTGTTTGTGTGTTCAGTGGTGTTTGTGAAAGCCATTAATGTGTTATCATTACTAGCCGAGATAACAACATGAATGCCATCGTTGATACAGTCTTCGACATCTGCAATAACAAAGTCAATGAAACTGTTACTACCATTAGTGCCCATTACCGAATAAAAATATCGATTCCCGGCGCTGCCGACTATATCGCCTACGCCAGCCAATTGAGCATCTTCGACTTGTTGATTCGTCATTGGGTTGATACCATCGCCATAAGTAACACCACGATTTGTGGCTTGTACAGGCCATGTGTTATCACCTTCTGAAAACAGTTCACTAAAACCAGTGCTACAATTAATGATAGTAGGATTCTTAAATCCTGTTGCTTGGTTTACCGTCTTTGCATTGTGCCACGCTCGAATATAATCGAAGTCAGTGTAATTAGGATAGCCATCTGGGGAACTGAAATTGCCGTAGTCTAGTTGACTGGCAGTATACGGATCAAACGAATATATGTTTGCGCCCGGCGCCAGACCCAGCGTTGAGCCAGCGGCACATGTTGAAACCGAAGCGCCGTGTTGCCTTTGTCTGCTTATATCACTATTGCCTGAAGTGTATGGGCTGTACACATAATCCTGTGCTAAGAAATAATCAGAAGAACCAAAAGCCTCATAACCCTGTACAGTGGTCGTGTATAGATTCCAGTTAATCTCGTTAACTCGTGAGCCGCCCGTACCATCTGCGTTAATCTGTAAGTCTGGCATGTTAGGATCTGGATGCCCATCTTTAACCACAATGTCAACGTGCTTACCAGTCTCGGTGAATGTCTCACTACTGGTATATTTTTCACCCGTTACCTGATCAGGATTTAAAAAGTCATCTGCCCAGTTGTCGATAATAGACTCGTTGCCTTCGTATGTGTTTCTAGAACGCCATGTGCCCCAATTCTTTGATTGTGAATCATTGGGTGGTTCGTTTGCGCCTTTGTCATACTCAAAGTCTGTACGAGTAAATGCGGTGGGTTTCATTTCTGGGCGATCTGACCAACGAGCAACTTGTCTTACACGAGAATCAGCCTTGACTGCGGCCGCCTCTTCTGATGTGAGCATGTACATAGTTGTTCGCGACAAAGGTCTGCGACAACAGATATCGATAGCACGTTCTAAAATACCGCCAGTTGTCTCCATGTCCGCATAGAAAGTATCTAGGTCATCATGGCTATGTAATAAAACCAGATATTCTTCCATTATGCTTCCAGTGCGAGCAAGGTGAGCGTTACTGTGATTGCTCTTGCACCACCACTAAGATTGGTAACTCTCGCATGAACGGTTGTTCCCGTGTCAAGCCAACCTATGACGCCGGGTGACATCTTGATCACCTGGTTACCTGTGGTAATAATCTCTGCTACAACACCAGCATCGGGCGCAGGATCGTCTGTAATTAATCGTGAGGCGTCTGCTGTTCTTGATGCGGTGTCTGTATACAATCGCACCCATGATGCATCATTTGATTGAATCTTGAGAAGTGCATAAGTAGGTGCACCACCAGTAATGTCTAAGTCTGCTGAGTTGTTATCTGATATCGTACCTGTTGTGCCAATAATAGTAGATCGTGTACTGAGTGCACCGGTTACTCCAGGAATGGTTACTGTGACATCATCGCCGCTGTTTGTTGCAGTAACACCAGTACCAACAAAGTTGAACGAGGTCGTACCAGTCGTAAGACTTGAGCCCTCATCTGAAGTTGTGATGCTAGAGCCACCACCGCCCGTCTGATTTACAAATGAGAAGTTACCTGCGCCATCTGTCTGGAGAACTTGTCCGTTCGTGCCATCGCTTGCAACATCTGTCAGATTTAGAAGTGATAACTCAGGAGGAGTGTATGTAAATACGCCGCTTACATTACTATAAGATAATGTACCAGTACCTGATGCGACTTGTTGTACAACTGAAAGATCAGTGAGCGCAATGCCAGCACCGCCGACACCTGTATTATCTGGTCCTACAACCCAAGCACCTGATCCACCTGCCGCAAACTCGTCCCACTTGACAACATATCCACTTGTGATAGGCTCTGATATAGAAACATCTGCTAGATCAATGAGTCTTGCAACCGCACTTGCTCCACCTAGATTGCCTGCACTAGTCCCGTTATTACCCCACAGCAAAGCACCCGCTGAATCGTAAATGACAAACGATCTACCCGCACTGTCAAGCAGTCTGCCGGAATTGGTTTGAATCTGTACATCACCTGCGATAAATGTTGAATCAAGATTTGTTAATCCATTGGCAACAATATTTTCGGTTGTAAAAATGTTAGTGCTGGGATTGTATGTGAGTGTTGTTGTGTCTATCAGCGCACTATCAAATCCACCTACACCGTTGTTTGCATAAGTGAACATGAGATAGTGAGTAGCATCTGAGTCTGTGTCGCTCGTAGATATCTGATCTACGTTGGCAACTGTAGTCTCGCCTTCAAGAATGACACCATCTGATTGTCTTCGAAACAATATCTTTGCTGTAGGATCTTTTGGAAGAACTTCCTTTAACTCTAGAAGACCATCAATCGTGGTAGAGTCTAACTGAGTTAGACCTGCAACATCAAGATTGGCAGATACATTCGCACTACCTTGAACGTCAAGTGCTACCGAAGGATTGTCTGTTCCAATACCAACCTGTCCTACAGCATCAATCGTGACGGTATCGGTAGGATTGCCTGTACCGCCACCACTGAGACTTAACTTATCACTTGTACCATTTTCGCCTACGAAAGTAAGATTGTTGTTACCGAAATATATTTTCTTATCAGTGCCGTCTAACTCAAGATCTTTGTTGAGTCTCCAGCGATCACTTGATGCTTGATATGTTATTGTGGCATTTGCACCGTCTAATGTGAGACCACCACCGTCCGCAGTCGCCGCGTCTGGTGCACCTTCAGCGATTACAATATTCTTATCATCAACCGTAAGAGTGCTTGAATTGATAATTGTCTCAGTACCATTGACCCACAAGTTACCATCAATTCTTACACCGCCCGAAAAGACCGCAGAGTCAGCATCTAAGTTAGCAATTGTTATGGACTGTGTAGTGACATTACCACGATCGGTAACAGTTTGAAGAGTATCTACTTCTTCAAACTCACCCAGCGACCACGCAACACTGTCATCTAATCCAATGCCTGCTTGTGAACCAGGCTCTTCCTTGAAGACAAGAAAATAACTAGGCTGGCTGGGTGGATCAATCTGTTCAAGAGATCCTGACTTAAACGATAACTGAGTAAGACGTGGCTCTGTAGTAAAACTCCGAGTCCCATCAACACCCGATATAAAGAGTGCACCTTCTGAATCAGGTAAACCCGCGTTTGGTTCTGTCTGATCTAATGTTATGAATTCATAACGATCAGAATCTAACTCGGATTTATCTCTAAGTGGAACGTAACCTGATATTGTAGTGAGTTGCGACATCGTATCTTCCGTTTAAGCGTTCAAAGATTCTAACAATGATAGTACTAAATTCAATGTATCATCTGCGTCATTTGTTCCTGAACCACCAGCATCTGACCGAGTAACCCTTTTATGACAGTATCCATATATTTGGTTGCCCTCTTGAATAATTAATTTACCTGTCAGAGGTGTCGCCGCATCATTTTGCCTTACCGGAAACTTATTCACCAGTGGTGTTTCTTGTCCAGTGCCAACATCTTTGTGCACAAAAGAGAATCTTGATGTACCTCCTCCGTCAGAATCTACGTTAGATATCTGCGCCATTAAAACAATAGCGGTCACGCCTGGAGGTGTGTTATATATTAACTTACCCTGGCTTGCCGCTGAGTCTCTCAACGTCCAGACTTTAGTTTTAAACGCATTTAATGGAGTTGCCATGTTATCCCTCTAGTGCTAATATGAATGGGGTCATTACTGCAAACAATGATCTGTCAAATGTTACACCAGTAATGTTACCCTGTTCTCTGTTAATTGTTAAGTCTTCACCAATTCTAAAGTCACCACGTTCGTCTGTCGCAGTAAAATATACCAGACCAAAGTTTGGTGTGGCGGCATCTGCCGAGTCAAATTGTATTTCGTTTTGTTTCTTGGGTACACCACCGTTTTGTGGGATAGCCGTGAACATGTTTGTTCCGGATCCTACATATTCAAATGTATGACCTGATGCGGTAATCAATGATCTCTGATGGAAACTTACATTTTGAAGTGACTTCAAATTCCTGTTCAATGCAGGCGCAAGTTCTATCTCATATGATCCTGTTTCATCTAGAATAGACCAGTATTCAAAAAATGCACCAAATTGTGTGTTTGCATCTCCTTGATCAGATCGTCTATCTTGAGCACCAATAAGAATATAATCACCTGTGCCGCCGACGGCGACTGAGTGTCCTGATCCACCGTATTCGTCGTTACCTATTGATGCCGCATTTGCAGGAGTCAATGGTTCAAGTCTAGAGATCCTTCTCCAGTCACTTCGGGCACGTTCAATAACCGAGACTTCGTTCTTGATTGAGTTGACGTTTGGATTGTTACCAACAGCAACAAGATCACCTCGTGTGTTGATATCAACATCGTATCCATATCCAAAGTCTTTGACAGCATCATAAGGTGCTTCAATAATATCTTCTGTTACCCACTGACCTTCATCAAACAAGAAGAACTCACTGACACCTGTGTTCTGAATATACACCTGGACGTCCGTGAAGTTACCACCCGGTGTAAATGCAGGCGTGACTGACAGTGTGTTAGATGTTCTGTCGGTGATTGTATAATCACCATCGTTTGCACCAGCACCTTCAATTGTCACTACTGTGTTCGTTGGAAAATCTGTTGTGAAATTTATCCACCGATCAACGTCAGTCGTAGACAAAAGAGTACCTGATAATGTTGCCTGATCTAATTTCTGTTTTCTTGCATATTGAAGTTGACCACCAAGATCGCTGTCAGTTTGAATGTTCGTGAAGTAACCACGAGGCGCATTCTTATCACCCATGACAAAGTGTGTGGTGTTCTTTCCAAGTCTAATCTTGGAATCTCTACCGTTAGCCCCAACGTTTGACCGCGGTATGATTACCTGTGCTAGAATGAATACGTTGTCAATGTTTTTCTGATAGTAATAAATTTTATTGGTGAGTGAATTTTTCCATTGGATTAGAAGATCAGCACCGTCATCATTTATTGTGACTTCAGGTTCACCCGCGTTTGCGCCCGTACCATCAGGTATCGTAATACGTTGAGTCTGTGACCAAGATGATGAAGCCGGCGCAGTTCTCTGGAAGACGTATACAGCACCAGCACTTGCGGGACTTACATCGTTCACAGTAGAAGCGGCAAGATATAATCCACTCTCGCTCATGTCAAACGATCTACCAAAGAATCGTGATCGGTCTGCAACCTCAGCAAGATTAACAATGGAATCTTGTGTCCAAGATTCACCACTTCTTCTGAACATGTAGATCGCACCGTTGTTCTGCGCACCACCACTTCCGTCTACATTCTTTTGACTAGGTGCACTGACTGCCAGATAAGATCCGTCTTCGTTCAGTCGTGTTTCGTATCCAAAGTCAATGTCGGATGTTGTGTTTGTGCCAAATGCAACCGCAGGATTAATTGTTTGTACAAAGTCCCACTGTGGTATACCGCCTACAATGTCTGATTTGCGAATCTCAACAGCCGCCAGTTCGCCCGGCAATGTTGCACTTTGACCCACTGCGGCATAGAGATCGTTTGAACTCATGTGAACACTTGAACCATACTTAGTAAGATTAACTGTGTTTGTTTGTTTCAGTGTGGTTGATTCGGTGGTGTTTCCAGTTGTTCCCCAGTCCTGAGTAATCTCATCTGATACATTGAGAATTGTATAATAGAAGTTATCCGAGTCAAATTTGATAGCATCATTGTAGTTAGGCTTCTTGTAATCACCGAGATTCAACGTGTAGTCTGCCGAGTCTTGTGTGATAACTCCGTTGACCCGAATGAAGTCGTCGTTCTGAATATAGTTTGCGTGAAGATCGCCGTTGTAAAGTGATGGTGATCCACCTGTAGCAACAAGACCACGTTCACCGAACGATGAGTTTGAGTTTGTGAGTGAGCATTGACCGCCAGTCTCAGCCAAAACTGAGGTGGTTGTTGATACTGTAAACAATGATACTAACTGTGAGTATCCACGGTTTAGGAGATACACACCTGTACCACCAGCGTTGAACTGTGTAAATGCGTCTAGTACCATACTTCGGAGACCAGACACTTTGCTTCCATCAATTCGTAAACCAATACCAGATGAAGTCAAAGACGTACAGTTCTGTACATAAGGTGACTGTGTAATAAATGGTCCTGCTCCGGGCGAATCAACACGAGGATCAAATGCGAGAACAGCGGCACCATCCTGATGATCACGGAAGGTAATCTCTTTGATGTATACACCATTGTCTGCCCAGAAGATATCACTATCAACGTTCTTAGGACGAATGGTTGTTGTTCTGAGTGCATCACCAATAATCGCAGTCTTGGGTGGTAGTTTAATCGGGTTATTGATAACATAATCACCAGACTTCAAGAAGATCGTCGTGTCTGTCCCTTGGTTATTTGCGACAGCATTTGTCGCTCGGACAATCGTAAGTCTTTCACTCGCACCAACGTTGAATTCTTGGTGGGCTAGATACAAAGCATTGTATGTCACTTTATGACCCAAAGCAATCAGATCTGGGAATGTTTGTGAATCATATCCAACTGCCAATCCTGTAGGATAGTTGTACTGATACAAGTCTAAAGATCTGTCAGCACCAAAGAAATTGCCTAGTGTAAATGTGCCTTGATTTGTTTGAATGATTGCTTTGAGAATAATATCAAGCAGATTGTTCTTCGTAGTTTCAATGCCTGCGTCCAGAGTCTCAAAGTAATTCTTGAGAATGTTTCTCTTCAGATGTCTATATGCTTTAATGGTCATTGTGAATTCATTCTGACCTAACAGATCACCATATCCATTGTTGAATATAGAGAAGTAAGATCTCATCGCAATGGACGTAGCACTGTTACCACCATACTTGATATCATATGTCAGTGCGTCAAGAATAAATCCAACGTCACGTCTACACTTAGATTGATTGTAAGTATATGCGGGGAATATCTGATTCGCATAAAGAACTGTCTGATCTTTGTAGATTGTTTTCTGCGCCTGAATCAACAACGGATCGTTTAAAAATGAGATTGGTGTTGATGGAATCGCTGTGTTATCACTCGCAGTAATAGAATCAATAATGATGTCCATCAGATTGCCAATAGCGCTTTGCTCGGTAGTAGTCGTCACGATTTGATTGATGAAAGCCTTAAGTTGCGCATATGCCGCGGCAGTGGTTACTACTTCGTTCTGACCTAATTGATTCTTATAAGTGTCAGCAACACCGTCCAGATTCTCGCTTTGATTTGGATTGTTTTCTATGTTAAGATCTGTCTCAACCCAGTAAGATCGGGCTATAGTTTCGGCAGCATATTGTCCATCATATAGAATATCATGAACAAGTCCATCAACAATATAACCAATATCCCGTTCACACGCATCGGGATCATATTCAAAGGTGTCGTAGTTGACTTGGATCCAAGTGGTGATTTGCTTCTGAAGTTGACGCCTGTTGGCACGAAGTGCATTGGCAGCATTGACTTTATCAAGAACAACATTGGTCGTGTTATATGATATTGGATCACCATCTACTTTACCATACTCGGTGCTTTGAGTCAGCAGATCAGTAATCTCTAGAGTCCGAGCGGTCACATAAGTCTTTGTGGTAGAATCAATGCTAGGCGTGCCGTTAATAAGATCACGAAGATAGTTGATCGCAAGGATGGTGTATTTTAACTGGTCACTTTGGACTTTATTTGCATTGCCTCTTTGATAGGCTAAACCAGCAGTAATGCTATTATAATTGGTTTGGTTCTGGATGTCAAGACAAATCGCATCAATAATTAAGAGAGAGTCTCGTGCACATTTTTCATCATCAAAAGCATCCACTGGATTAGAATCATTAACGAAATCAATGACTGCATTTTGCGTTTGAGTCTTTGCTGTTTGAACTGCATTAAAGCCTGCTATGTCAGTAGCATCCTCACCTATTGTTGAAGGCAATACCAATGCCGGCATGTTTTGTGTGGTGTCTGCTTTGATTGCGTCAATTACAATATCAATTTCGCCCGTGATGTACGCAAGAATGGATGCTGTTTGATCTGTGCCTTGGGCTAGGTTAGCATCAAGAGGTAGATTAGTCGTAAGATAAGTTTTCAGATATTCATATGCGGCAATGGTTGCTTCTATTTCGGCACTATCATTGCCTAAAGCATTGACAACACCCGTAAAATAACTCTCAGCAAATTGGCGAATACACCAGTTCGTGCCGGTATCTACATCATATGCAAGTGCTTGCAAAAGAATGATCAAATCTTCTTTACATATGGTATTATCAAACGAGGTAATGCCTAATGTATTGTTAACATAGTTTATGACGGCATCAGCATAGGCATTGTTTTGCAGATTCAGTGTGTTCTGTGCCGCAATCGTGTTAGCGGTAGAACCCGTACTGTCTACACCACCGACAGTACCGGTGTACAATGAAGTATTCGGGTTAACCCAAGCACGATCTACACCAGAAGTGTATACTCCTGCGTTGATTCCTTCACGAATTCTATCGAACGGGTCATTTGTTTTGAGTGGATCACCACCGCCATTGGTCAATGCAGTCTTTAATAAATCTTCTGCATAGTTAACTGCCGCCAGTGTTGCAGCCCTTTGTTTCAAATAAACATTTTGTGCACTAGGTCGTCGGTACGACAATGCAACGAAACGATCTGGTGCTTCGCTTCCTGCAATAATGAAGAGTGATAATGCATCTACAATGAGACCAATATCTCTCGCACATTTTGCTTGATCGTATGCAGGATTAAAAAATAAATCATTGATGAATAATATTGTATCATCTTGAATCTGTAATGTTGCGGTTGTTATAGCATCAAAATCTGTACTTGTCAACCCTGCGGTTGATATTTCTACTTCCGCTGGAAGATTGTCTAAATTACCATCTTCAATTACATCAATAATAATGTCAAGCGATGCTTGAATTTCGGTAATGATTGTAGTGTCAAGACCAGTGGTGTAAGTTGACAGTATGCTTTTAAATTGTTCGTAACCAGCAACTGTTGCTGTTGTTTCAAATGGACCTAATTGACTTACACTGCCTACGTAGTATGAAGCGGCGTTCTGTCTTGCGGCAGTGTTACCACTATAAAGAAGATCGTGACATATGGCGTCAATAATATAACCTGCGTCTCGCTTACATTTATTTGTGTCATACTCAAGTGCAGGATATTCTAGATCAATATAATCAATAAGAGCGGTTACAGCAGCCGATCGATTGGTTTGAAGATTTGATACCGCAGTAATCCTGTCTCCGCCTAGTGAACCGTCGTGAGTACCACCAGGAGCAGTATAAGTTGGTGTTTCGTAAGTGGTTACAATTCCATTGAGAACATCGGTGACTCGTGCAAACAATATATCGATACTTGCATCGGACGCACCAACTAGTTTCTTGACTTCATCTCGGGCATAATTAATACCTTTAAGCGTCTTTTCTAACTGATCCGATTGGACATAAGACGCATTGGCACGAAGATATGAGAAACCCGCAGTGATGGTGTTGTAAGTAGATCCTGTAATCAGATCTCGTTTTACAGCATCTAGGATGAGACCTACGTCACGATAACATTTAACTTGATCGTAATCTGGTAGTTCTGGTATGAATGTTTTATCTACGAATGCAAGTGTAGCAGTCTGTATATCAGGCGTTTCACTTAGTATAACATCATATTCGGTAGTTGTCAACCCTGTTGTTGTTATTTCTACTTCATTGAGAAGAAGACTGGACGTGTCACCTTCTTCAATCACCGTGGTGATGATTGCTATGAGTTCATCTACCCGAGCATCTTCGGTGACACCAACGAGGGCTTTGATGTCTGTAGCCAAATTGTTGTATGCCGCAATCGTTACTTTCTCTTCGCCAGCACCTAACTGAGATACAGCACCGACATAATAAGCAAATGCCGCCTGTCTTGTTGCTGTGTTACCACCGTACAGTAAGTCTGCCACCAAGCCGTCAATGATAAAGCCTGTGTCTGCCTCACATGCCGCTTGGTCGTAAGTAAATGTAGGATACGTAGTTGAAACAAATGACGTTAAGTTGTTGACAAGAGTAGTTCTTGATGTTATAATATTTGCTGATTGCGTGGCTCTACCTGCCACCGATGCATAATCGCCTGCTGTTGGATACGTGATCGCTGTAATTGGAGTGGTAACTGTGCCGTCAATAACATCAATAACACGCTCAAATAAAGTATCAAGTGTGGTCTGCTGAACTGAACTGAAAACATTGGTTGCTGGGATTCCATTCTGTAGTGTCTTAACAGTGTCTCTTGCGAACTTTACTGCTTCAATAGTAGCATAATTCTGTTCAGATTTCAAGTATGCTGTATTCGCACGAAGATATGAGTTACCTGCGGTAATCGTCCAGTAGTCTGTTCCTAAAATAAAGTCTCTTCGGACGGCATCGAGAATAATACCTACATCTCGTGAACACTTACCAGCATCGTATGACTTGATATTAGTGTTCTTGATTGCCCAGTTATCATCCACATACTCAATTGTATCATCTTCAATCGTAGACTTGTTGGTTAGAATTATCGTTCTTTCGCTGAGAACACCACTGAGATAACCATCTAGATCAATCGCAACAGGTGCCGACAAACCAGTCAGATCACCCGCAGTAATAACACCCGTGATTTCGTCTATCAGAGCACCGATATCAGTTTGCTCAGGTGCGGTAGTAACAACAACATTAATTCGTGTTTTTAGATCATTATAAGCCGCAATTGTGGCAGTGCCTTCACCAAAGCCTAACTGTGACTCTGTGCCAACAAAGTAAGCCTCTGCGTTTACTCGTGTTCCACCATTACCACCGTACTTGACATCGTGCGCTAAAGCATCTATAATATAACCAACGTCTCTTTCACATGCCGCTGAGTCGTAGTCTAAAGTAGGATAGTTGGCAGTAATATATGCCGTAGTGTCTGATACAAGAGTCGCACGATTTGTTATCAGTGCCGCACTTGCCGTAATTCTATCAGCCGTTTGATACGTAGCAGTACCAGTCGTAGGATATGTTGGAGCAGGATAAGTTGTCGTTGTTCCATTGACAACATTAATTACCCGATCAAAGAACGTAGCAATAAGCGCATCACTTGGTACACCAACAAGAGACTGTACTTGACCCTTCGCAAACTCTAATGCCGCCACAGTCATTTCAAACTGATCACTCAACACATAGGCAGAGTTTGCACGAAGATATGCATTTGCGGCAGTAATAGTTCTATAGTCAGACGTTGTTATCAGATCATCCACGACTGCATCAAGAATCAATCCTATATCTCTTTCGCATTTAGCAGAGTCATAAGGATCTAGATTGGCATTGTTCAGATAGGACAGTACAGCATCTTGAATCGCCGCTCTGTTCTCTTGAAGAATTTGTGATGCATTGTTTGCGTCTGTCTGTGACTCTATAGGTGGATTTGTAAAGTAATAATCATCAGGCTCACCGTCATAGAAAATGTCAATAAGTTCTGTAAAGCCTGCACCTACTCGTGCTGTTGCAGTTGGATTTGATGCCACCAGAGGCGCTGATAACATGCCAACACGTTCTTCATTGATTGCTCGGCGAGTCTGATACTTCTGTTCAGTTGTTACTTTGCCGGCGTTGCCTCTTTTATATGCGAGTCCAGCATTAACAGAGTTAAAGTTTGTTTCTAATACCATGTCATAACGGACAGCGTCCATGATTAACTGCGTGTCACGTTCACACGTAATTTTATCAAACTTAAAGCCTTGCTTGGTCAACACAGTGGCAACAGCCGAGTCTAGTGTCTTCATTGAGTTCATCAATGATCGACCGTCGTTACCGTAAACTCCTGATTTAGAGACGTAATAAACATTCTCAACCTGTTCAGAACCGATTGATTCTATTGTTACCTCACCGTTTTGATCGCGCTTGATAAACGCCTTGCCATCATGCGTATTGATAGCAATTTCACCGTAATCAATCTCGTTGACCGTCGGTGCTCGGTTAGGAATATCGCTTCTAGGCAATAATATTTTTTTACGTGCTGCCATATCAGGGTTCTTCTGAAATATTATTCTTTATTTATGCGTATTTTCCACAGTCAATGACTGCGAACTCTAAGTTCTCTACTTTAATAAACGGCGCTATAATGCCAGGATCAAACGTCCAACTCGCTGAGTCTATACCGTTATTGACGTAAGTGATTGTGGCAATAGGTGTGTTTGAATCTCCTAATGCAATACCACTTTGATCAGCGTCTCGTGCTGTTGGTATATTGTTGGCAAGGATAATTCTTTTATCAGTTATTAATACTTTACCGGTATTAAGATTCGTTTGGTCACCATTAACTGTTAAATTACCGGTGATGATTGCATTTTCATTTATATAAAGGCTCTTACCTTCCAGCCATCCTAGTGTTTTTACAAAGTTGGGTGCAGTAATACCAATATGATCAGAATCCGTAATGGGATTATTTGCGGAGTCTGAATAAAATGCTTGCTTGCCGTCGTAATATCCTGCTAACCCTTTGGCTAGTTGCCCGCTCAGTCCGTCGGACCAAGTGAGATAAGGCGCACCCGTGCCGTCACGAAGCATTGCTGAGTCAGAGGTGATAAACGATTGTGTTAAAATAATTTCAGGTGTATAAACTGCGCCTGATGCCCGCATGTTGACAAACGTGGCACTATCTGCTAGAATCTGATCAAGGGTTTTGTTTGCGTCTGTAATCAGTGCACTGTTTGCTGTCAAAGTACCCTGTTGATGATTCAGCAGATCTGTAAAGTATTTACCACCAATTGTTTCTATATTGGTAGAGTAACCGCTGTCATTGTTGGCACCTGTGGCGATATATAATCTATCACCACCATTACCAAAACCATCAGTCGCATTGTCAACAAGGTAAGAATATGCTATCTCGCCTTGCTGAAGAATGACAGGCTCACCTTGAGTGCCTGATCTTCGGATAAGAATGTTTGTATGATCACTATCACTAGGATATGTCTTGCCATCTACCTCTAGAACAGGACTGTCAGTAACAATATACCCACCAGCATCGGAGTCATAAGTAATAACTCCACCGTCGGTCGCACCCGAAGTGTCTAGCCCTACTATGTTATCAATATCAACATAAGGACCAATTGTTATTGTGGATAAAGGAACACCTACAACAATTTTTTCTACTTTGGTTGTTTCACCAACTAAAACTTTATAACTAGGTGAACCTACAAGTATCTTATCAACACGGATATCTGTCATACGTTACTCAGTGACAGAAGGAGAAACGGTTATTTTCCCCTGTAGAACTCTCTCCACAACTACTGGATCGGAGCCCACAGATATTTCTACATCATATACATAACGTTTTTTAGGATTTAATGCCTGAGATTCTGTATTGGTAAGTGATAGATTTACTATGCCATCTGTTGCGGGTGATCCTATCGCGGCAGTGAAGGCGATCTTTTCACCCGCTGGCGCATCATACCTGGTAGCCATGGAAGCGGCAGCGGTGTGTGCAGTGAGGTCTTTCTTAGTGCCGTCTGGATTAACCAAGTAGATTTCTATTGCAACATCTGTGCCTTGATCTATCGTTAGATCTTCATAGTGTGCCATGTCTTATAATTTCCATATTACTATGGTTTTATTTATAAGAACTTATCTCTTCAATGATGTCATCTTGCCAATTTAACGATGTTTCATCGCGGGAAAGTGTGAAGGCAACGGTCATTCTCGTGCAATTTGTTGATGCGGCATGATAAAACAAATGCTCTTCACCATGTGAATAGGCACCAAAGAAACCTGCCTTGCATTGCCATCCCGGAGTATCATGCATTGTCACAATCGCTTTCTTCTCCATGTCCCAATACTTGAACCAACCATCGCCAGTCTCAGACCATGTAAATATAAAATTGTATGCGGGTGCGTTTGCGTTGTTATGCCACGAGATATATCCACCAGGAGGATAGACAGTGAACAAAGCGTTGGTCTTGAAGTTAAAAGAAAGCATGATATTGCTCATCATACTCTGAACACGCTTGCCAAACTCTGCCTTTTGTGCACTAGTGCTGTCGGGTTTAAACTTTAAATTGTTTGTCATGGAGTAACCATAAATGGCTTCGGGAAAGCCGTCATGACCTCGTCCCATCTCCATTATTTTAAACAATTCTTCGTCAGAAGTAAACCGTTCTTGTTCGTGTCTCTGATTCCAACAAGTAGGTTCTGTTACTAGATAGTTGTCATCTGTTATTAACCACTCTACTTCTTTGAGTTTGCTTAAAGCATAATTATTGAGCGGAATGTCTTGCATTCCTTTTCTGAAACTATGATTCATTGGTCTCTTTTCATTTGTATATTAGAGTAGTGCCTTATGACAACTGGATCTTGGTTGTGCTTATACAAGTATCCATTGAAATAATTCCATCTCGCATCGTCTTCAAAAATACTTACCTTGAGATCTTTGTACTTGGGTACTTTGTTGACCAACCACCAGAGTGAGAATTGATCCCATCGTTTGAATGATTGTGGATAATTCTCTAGATCTTCAGTGCCGTCTGCTTTCGTCGGCCACCATCTGCCCGCATATTGTTCTACGGTCAGTTCATACCACTCTTTCATAAATTCTCGTACAAGCGGGTTAGTCATATCATACAAACACACACCACCACACAGATCAAAGCCGCCGGGTTTTCCATCAGGCTTTCGCGCCCCCTCAAAAAATACCTCTGCATAACAATAGTGTCGGTCTTCGGGCAAGCCGGTAAAAACTAAATCATTGTCTTTCAATTCATCAAAAACTTTTGCAATGTCTTCATGCTCAACTTCACAGTCGGCATCAATATAAAACGTCTTGTCGTATGGACTCATTGCCATACCTTTGAGTTTGGAACGCTTATGATCTTCAATGAAGCCCAGATGATCCACTATTTTTTCTTTACCATCAAGAAATCTTTCTTCAGTAAAGAGTGCGCACTGAGCGTCAGGATGAAAATCTTTGATAGAATCAATCAGATTGATTGCCATATCGTAAAACAGTTTTTTGGTTGACGCTACAACAACATAACCTTCAGACATCTGGATCTTCCAATATGCCCATATCAATAGCAATAATTAAAGTCGCAAGGGCATTCATTTCAACTTCATTTTCTGCTCGGCGTAATTTAGAACGGAGTTTTCTGTTCTCACAATTCTTAATTGCTTCTATCTCAAACGCTTTTATCTTGAGGTCAAATAACGATTCTAGTTTTTTGGCTTGCTTTTGTTGCTCGTCCCGAACGATTTGAGTGGCACGACTATTCTCTTTCTCTTGTCTTCGCTTTTCACTTGATGCATCAATACCAGGAATGGTTAATTCACTAATGATAGAATCCCAAATACCATCGCCTTGTTCGCTGGTTAATACTTCAGTTTTTTCTTTGCCGTTCTCTAGTCTACTGACTCTAATGCATTTAAGAGCGGTCTTTGTATCATTGGTCCAAAACGCATTGTCTTGGTAATAATAGTGATTCATTGATCTTCCTCATTAAGCGACTCTACACCAGAGAGTCCATATCTCGTAAGTCACGGGCGGCTGTAACAGATTGTCTCTATCGCCGTATACACCAGAATAAAACTCAGTACCGCTGTATGTACTAGTGTATATAGCACCCTCGTAAGGCAGTTCTTTATCAAGAGGATTGAGATTATTACCGCCTGCGCCAGGCGCGCCTTCAAATATTCCACTGTAACCAGAATCATAGACACTAGTGTAACCCGCACCATCATATGATGCCCCATCATAGTTGGCTGTAATAATATCACCACCGTACTCACCCACATAAGCCGATTCATACAGTGCTTCATACTCAGAATCATATGCCGCATCATAGAGACCTGTGTAAGTTGTCTCATAACTACCAGTATAACCTATTGCATCGTAAGTTGCAACATATATTCCTACATAAGTGGATTGATATGACGGTATATAAAAGCCAGTATATGTTCCGAGATATGATGACTCATACTCAGAGGTATATGCTGAAGAGTAGTCACTGGTATATGTCGTCTCATAAATCTCACCGTCATAAGATTCTATAGATTCTCTCTCATAAAATCCAGTGTATTCTTCAGGCGATTCACGAGTGTACAAGCCTTCGTAAGTAGTGTCCTGTGATCGCTCATAAAATCCAGTGTACGTTATCCCTTCGGTTCGTTCGTACAAGCCTTCATAAGTAATATCCTGCTGTCGCTCATAGAGACCAGTGTATGTGATCTCTTGAGTTCTTTCGTAAGCACCTGAGTAGGTGATATCCTGCTGTCGTTCATAAAGACCCTCGTAAGTTATGTTTTGAGTACGACCGTAGATACCTTCGTAAGTTATTTCCTGCGTTCTTTCGTAAGCACCAGAGTAAGTGATGTCTTGCTGTCGTTCATAAAGACCCTCGTAAGTTATGTTTTGAGTACGACCATACAGACCCTCATAAGTGATCTCTTGAGTTCGCTCATACAAACCTTCATAGGTTATCTCTTCGGTTCTTTCATATAAGCCTTCATAGGTTATTTCTTCGGTTCTTTCATAAGCACCTGTGTAGGTGATATCTTGTTGTCTTTCATAGAGACCTTCATACGTTATGTTCTGCTGTCTCTCATAAAGGCCTTCATACGTTATACCTTGAGTTCGTTCATACAAACCAGTGTATGTGATATCTTGTTGTCTCTCATAGAGACCCTCATAGGTAACTTCTTCACTTCTTTCGTATAATCCAGTGTAAGTTATATCCTGCTGGCGTTCGTATAATCCAGTGTAAGTTATATCCTGCTGGCGTTCATACAAACCAGTGTATGTGATATCTTGTTGTCTCTCATAGAGACCCTCATAAGTAATGTCTTGTTGCCGCTCATATAATCCGGTGTACGTAGTGTCTTGTTGCCGCTCATAGAAACCTTGATAGGTAATATCTTGCTGACGTTCGTACAAGCCAGTGTATGTAATGTCTTGTTGACGTTCATAGAAACCTTCGTAGGTTATACCTTGAGTTCTTTCATACAGACCTGTGTACGTTATCTCTTCTGTTCGTTCGTATAATCCAACGTATGTGATGTCCTGTTGACGTTCGTACAAACCTTCATAAGTTATGTCTTGTTGTCTTTCGTACAAGCCGGTGTACGTTATCTCTTCTGTTCGTTCGTAAGCGCCTTCATAAGTGATATCCTGTTGACGTTCATACAAGCCTTCATAAGTAATATCCTGCTGGCGTTCGTACAAACCTTCATAAGTTATGTTTTGAGTACGACCGTAGATACCTTCGTAAGTTATTTCCTGTGTTCTTTCGTAAGCGCCTTCATAAGTGATGTCCTGTTGACGTTCATAAAGACCCTCGTAAGTGATATCCTGCTGGCGTTCGTATAAGCCCGAGTAGGTGATATCTTGTTGTCTCTCATAGAGACCTTCATATGTGATATCTTGCTGGCGTTCGTACAAGCCTTCATAAGTAATATCCTGCTGGCGCTCATACAATCCAGTGTATGTGATATCCTGCTGGCGTTCATAAAGACCTTCATACGTTAGATCCTGCTGTCTTTCATAAAATCCCGTGTACGTTATACCTTGAGTTCTTTCGTAAAGTCCAGTATAAGTGATCTCTTGAGTTCGCTCATACAATCCAGTGTAGGTAATATCTTGCTGGCGTTCGTAAAGACCTTCGTATGTGATATCCTGTTGACGTTCGTACAAGCCCTCATAGGTAGCATCTTGTTGACGTTCGTAGAAGCCCGTGTATGTAATATCCTGTTGACGTTCATAGAGTCCAGTGTATGTAATATCCTGCTGGCGTTCGTAGAGACCTTCGTATGTGATGTCCTGTTGACGTTCATACAAGCCTTCATAGGTAATATCCTGTTGGCGTTCATATAAGCCTTGATATCCTATGGTCTGACTTCTTTCGTAAAGCCCTTGGTATGTAATGTCTTGTTGACGTTCATACAAGCCCTGGTAAACAACACTCTCTTGTCGTTCGTATTCTCCAACGTAAGTAATAGATTGAGTTCTTTCATAAAAGCCCTCATAGCCACCAATGAAGTCGCGTGAATACTGACCAACAAAGTTTCGAGAGTATTGACCAATGTAATTACCACCGAACTGCCTACTATACGTACCAGTGAAGTTTCGTGCGTATTGTCCAGTATAAGTGCCTTCAAAGTTTCGTGTATACGTACCAGTGAAGTTTCGGGCGTATTGACCAGTATAAGTGCCTTCAAAGTTTCTTGAATACTGTCCTACAAAGTCTCTAACATATTGACCCGTATACGAACCTTCAAAGTTTCTTGAATAGTTACCAGTGAAGTTTCGTGCGTATTGTCCAGTATAAGTGCCTTCAAAGTTTCGTGCATATTCACCTGTAAAATCTCGTGCGTATTGACCAGTATAAGTGCCTTCAAAGTTTCGTGCATACTGTCCTACAAAGTTTCGAGAGTATTGACCAATGTAATTACCACCGAACTGCCTACTATACGTACCTGCAAAGTTTCTACTATACGCACCAGTATATTGTCCAGCAAAGTTGTTTGAATACTGTCCTATGAAGACTCTTGAATACGAACCTAAATATGAACCAGAAAAGTTGTTTAAATAGTTGCCTAGAAAGTTTCGTGCGTAGTTGCCGGTGTATTGACCAAAAAACTGTCTTGCATAGTTACCCGCAAAGTTTCTACTATACTGACCAATATAAGTGCCTTGAAAGTTTCTGGCATAATTACCAAGAAAGTTTCTAGCGTAGTTACCGGTGTATTGACCAGAAAAGTTGTTTAGATAGTTACCCGCAAAGTTTCTACTATACTGACCAGTATATTGACCAGCAAAGTTGTTTAGATAGTTACCCGCAAAGTTTCGTGCGTAGTTGCCAGTATATTGTCCCGCAAAATTGTTTAAATAATTACCCGCAAAGTTTCTACTATACTGACCAGTATATTGACCAGCAAAATTGTTTAAATAGTTACCTGCAAAGTTTCTAGCGTAGTTACCGGTGTATTGACCAGCAAACTGACGAGAATAGTTACCAGTAAAGTTTCGGGTGTATGCGCCAAGATAATTACCAGCAAAGTTTCTACTATACTGACCAAGAAAGAATCTGGCATAGCCGCCAACGTAAGCGCCAGCGAAGTTTCTGGCATAGTTACCTAAGAAGTTTCGAGCATAGTTACCAGCATATGTACCCGCAAAGTTTCTGGCATAGTTACCTGCAAAGTTTCTGGCATAGTTGCCGGTATACTGACCGGCGAAGTTTCTGGCATAATTACCCGCAAAGTTTCTGGCGTAGTTACCGGTATACTGACCAGCAAAGTTTCTGGCATAATTACCCGCAAAGTTTCTAGCGTAGTTACCGGTGTATTGACCAGAAAAGTTTCTACTATACTGACCAGTATATTGTCCAGAAAAGTTTTGGCTCGTAGTTGACTGTGCAAAGAAATTGATACCAAATGATGTTCCTACGGGGTTATCAAAACTGTCAGTCCAACCTCCGAATGGGTACGGCACTGACCACGTCCAATTGGTCAGAGGGCTGGGCCCGAAGGGTGGGGTACTCACAAAATAACCGCCGGCGGGTCCACTACCAAAACTGGGAGAAGTATATAAGTTCTTTGTGGGGCTTGAGTAAGGTCCTGTCGGATGAGTACCACTTGCACCTACTATCTGAACACGAGTAAAGGTGAACTGAGGGTGAGTACCCCCCGCCGATACCCTGATTATGGGCAGGTTCTGCGGCGCGCCGATTGGTACAAATTTACTAAAATTATACATGGTGACAGATGGAATACCAAACGAAAACGATGATGGACTAATAGATCCAGAGCCGCCACCGAACATATAACCATATTCATCGGACACATAAGGGTTGGGGGTCAAGCCGATAGTTATTGTAGCACTGCCTGCAGGCGTATTGTTGTTAGTAATATTTCTACTATACTGACCAGTATATTGTCCAGAAAAGTTTCTACTATACTGACCAGTATATTGACCCGCAAAGTTTCGAGCGTAGTTGCCTAAAAAGTTTCTAGCGTAGTTACCGGTGTATTGTCCAGCGAAGTTTCTGGCATAGTTACCTAAAAAGTTTCTGGCATAGTTACCAGTATACTGACCAGCAAAGTTTCTGGCATAGTTACCAGTAAAGTTTCCTGCGTAGTTGCCCGTATATTGACCAGTAAAGTTTCTGGCATAGTTACCAGCAAAGTTTCGTGAGTAGTTGCCCACATAAGCGCCTAGAAAGGTTCGAGCATAGAAACCAGTAAAGTTTCGGGCATAGTTACCAAGATAATTACCCAAAAACTCTCGCGCGTATTGACCAGCAAAGTTTCTGGCATAATTGCCGGTATACTGACCAGCGAAGTTTCGTGCGTAGTTGCCTAGAAAGTTTCGAGAGTATGTGCCAGTGTATTGACCAGAAAAGTTTCTGGCATAATTACCAAGAAAGTTTCGGGAGTATGTGCCAGTGTATTGTCCAGCAAAGTTTCGTGAGTAGTTACCAAGAAAGTTTCGAGAGTATGTCCCAGTGTATTGACCAGAAAAGTTTCTGGCATAATTACCAAGAAAGTTTCGGGAATAGGTACCAGTATATGTACCCGCAAAGTTTCTGGCATAGTTACCCGCAAAGTTTCTACTATACTGACCAACATAACTTCCTTCAAAGTTTCGTGCGTAGTTGCCTAGAAAGTTTCTACTATACGCACCAGTATACTGACCAGCGAAGTTGTTTAGATAGTTACCCGCAAAGTTTCGCGAGTATGTGCCTATATAATTGCCTTCAAAGGCCCGAGAATAACTTCCTTCAAAGTTTCGTGCGTATGTGCCCGTGTATTGACCAATAAAGGCTCGTGCGTATTGACCAACAAAGTCTCGTGAGTATTGACCACCATAGGTACCTTCAAAGTTTCGACTATAAGTGCCTGCAAAGTTTCTACTATACTGACCAACATAACTTCCTTCAAAGTTTCTTGAATATACGCCTGCAAAGTTTCGAGAATACTGCCCTATATAATTGCCTTCAAAGTTTCGTGCATACTGCCCCGCAAACAATCGTGAATACTGTCCGATGTAGGTGCCTTCAAAGTTTCGACTAAAAGTGCCTGCAAAGTTTCTAGCATATTGACCAATATAATTGCCTTCAAAGTTTCTTGAATACTGCCCTACAAAGTCTCTAGCGTATTGACCAATATAATTGCCTTCAAAGTTTCTTGAATACTGCCCTACAAAGTCTCGTGAGTACTGACCGCCATAAGTGCCTTCAAAGTTTCGGCTATAAGTGCCTTCAAAGTTTCTTGAGTAAGTTCCAAAGTAAGTTTCGGGTACTTGACCGGTATATTCTGCTGAATATGGTTTAGATATTTGACCTTCATATTGAGCCAAGTAGTTTTCTGGTACTTGACCTATGTAAGAGCCAACATAATCTTCAGGAACTTGACCAATGTACTCAGCACCATAAACTTCTTCTACCTGACCAACATAAGACGTTGTGTATTGTTCGGGTACTTGACCAACATATGCTGTTGTGTATTGCTCAGGAATCTGACCAACATAAGCACCGACATAATCTTCGGGCACTTGACCGACATATGATGTTGTGTAATCTTCCTCTATCTGTCCAACATAAGCGCCAATATATTGCTCAGGAATCTGACCAACATAAGACGTTGTGTATTGCTCAGGAATCTGACCGACATATGCGCCTACATAATCTTCAGGAACTTGGCCAGTATATGCGCCAACATAATCTTCGGGTACTTGACCCGTGTAACCTGTTGTGTAAAACTCTTCTATTTGACCGACGTAAGCACCAACATATTGTTCTGGCACTTGACCAACATAAGCACCGACATAATCTTCGGGTACTTGACCGACATATGATGTTACATATTGTTTTGCTATTTGACCAATGTATGCACCCACATATTGCTCGGGCACTTGTCCAACGTAAGCAGTTGTGTAATATTCCTCTACCTGACCAACATAAGACGTTGTGTATTGCTCGGGCACTTGTCCAACGTAAGCGCCAACATATTGTTCTGGTACTTGACCTGTATATGCACCAACATATTGTTCAGGAACACCACCGGTGTAAGCAGTTTCATACTGTTCGGGTACTTGACCGACATAAGCACCGACATAATCTTCGGGCACTTGACCGACATAAGATGTTACATATTGCTCGGGTACTTGACCAGTATATGCACCAACATAATCTTCGGCTATTTGACCAACGTAAGATGTTGCATATTGTTCTGCTATTTGACCGACATATGCGCCTACATAATCTTCAGGAACTTGACCAGTATATGCGCCAACATAATCTTCGGGTACTTGACCCGTGTATCCAGTCGTATATTGTTCTGCTATCTGACCAACGTAAGCGCCAACATAATCTTCTTCTATCTGACCGACATAAGCGCCAACATAATCTTCTTCTATCTGACCGACATAAGCGCCAATATAATCCTCGGGTACTTGACCTACGTAAGATGTCGCATATTGTTCTGCTATCTGACCAACATATGATCCAACATAATCTTCGGGTATTTCACCTTGATATGCACCAACATAATCTTCGGGTATCTGACCGATATAAGAGCCGACATAATCTTCGGGTATCTGTCCAGAGTATGCCCCAACATATTGCTCGGGTACTTGACCGATGTATGCGCCAACATAATCTTCGGGTACTTGACCCGTGTAACCTGTTGTGTATTGTTCGGGTACTTGACCGATGTATGCGCCAACATATTGCTCAGGCACTTGACCAACATAAGCAGTTGTATAATCTTCCTCTACCTGACCAACATAAGCACCGACGTACTGTTCGGGTACTTGACCAGTGTACGCTCCTACATATTGCTCAGGCACTTGACCTGTGTATGCACCGACATATTGCTCAGGCACTTGACCTGTATATGCTGTTTCATATTGTTCTGGCACTTGACCCACGTAAGCAGTGGTATAGTCTTCTATGACTTGACCAGTGTATGCACCGACATATTGTTCAGGAACACCACCGGTGTAAGCAGTTTCATACTGTTCGGGTACTTGGCCAACATAAGACGTGGTATAGTCTTCTATGACTTGACCGGTGTATGCACCCACATAATCTTCAGCAATCTGTCCAGCATATCGTGTGGTATATTGTTCAGGCACTTGACCAGTATATGTCGTTGCGTAAGACTCTTCAACTTGTCCGACGTAAGTGGCAATATATTGTTCAGCAATATCGCCTTCATAGAATCCTTCATAGGTCTCTTCTATTTGACCTGTGTAAATTCCTTCATAAGTAGACTCGTATCCAGTTGTATAACTGGAATCATAGGTGGTTGTATAGGTTGAATCATACACTGTACCCGTATAGAATTGTTGCTCATAGACTTCCTCAACAGGTAAACCTTCATACTTGTCAGAGAAAAACTCTACATCAATTGCGCCGTCATACTGACCAAGATATGATCCTTCATATGAAGTTGTATAGAGTGCCTCATACACAGACACATATTCGGAGATGTACGAACCCGTGTATCCTGAAATGTATTCACCGACATATGAACCTTCATACTCTGTAGTGTATGTACCTACATAAGAGGCGATATACTCTGATTCATATTCACTAACATAAATGCCCTCATATGAAGCCACATAAGTGCCGATATAGGTTGCCTGATATTCAGACTCATATTGGAATTCTTCGGTCCGATCACCCTCATAGCCACCCGCAAAGTCATAATTTAATCGCGAGTCAACGGCTTTGCCTCTGGGTTGCCATACACCAGTATCTGTGGGAGCACCTTGCGCACTGCTTCTTAACTGATAGGTACCAATGCCCGTGTCCATAATGACTTTTTTAGATCGTTCACCTAAAGTGAAGTCAATCTGAGGTACAGTCATCTCTTGCAATGCTTCAAATACATTATCGTTCTTGCGTTTGATTGCAAGTGGTCTTATTTCTGTCGGTACTATATCTGAAGTCTTGATGTATATGCTGTATGTTATCGCAGTACCGTCTGACCGAGTATCAGTAAAGATGTTTTCAAGATAGGCTGTGTAGTCAGCACTAGGCGCTTCGTTGGAGAGTCTGTACGTACCAGGTCTTTCATTCTGCATAATGTTAGAAATGACTCGTGCGCACATCACTTCTAGTTCATTATCATTCATTTCTTTCAGACCGTTTCTCACACGATCAAAATAAACTGGATTTCTTTTCTCACTACTTGTCTGAAGAGGTATTTGATTGTTGTTTTGGTATAGCGGATGAGATATGGTGCTTGCGCCAGGCGCATTTCTATCTTCTACCCGTGTTGTTCCAACAAAAGAAGAACTTACCTGTGCGGGTGTGTTTTCAGAATCTTGTGATGATACATCAAGAGTCGCTTGAAAGAGGCCAACGTTCTGAGTAAATGATATCTCATATGTTGCGGTGAACTGACCCTTTAAACGTGGATTGGTAAACTTCTCCCAGGTGACAACATTACCATTAATATTTGATGCGGCAGGTGTCGCAGTGACATTAGTGACAATATAAGCGGGACTGGTATTAAACGTTAAACTGGCTTGAAGTTCTTCAAACCCATTGCCCGTAGGTGCAGTTTCGGTATCAAAGATGACATTGATAATAATCGTATCATCATCATAACATAACGGTGGAAACTCAACGGGATTTCTAAATGTATTGGTATGACCACCACCTACGGACCTAACATCTACTGTATAGTTTCGTGTTCTTGTAACAGGTGGATCACTCGCCGCATTCTCATCATAGAAGGTATCAATGTACGTACCAACGTCCACACTGTTCGCTGTTTGACCAGATGTGAGTGAACTTGCTTCAGTGGTGGTAATATTACTTAGATATAGACCCGCACGATAGGCTAACCAATCTTCTTCGGATACCAGAAATTCTTTGACCGCACCATCATTGGCTAAAGAATTTGAAAATCTAAAAGGTCTTGAAGACACGTTATACCAATCTTATAAAATCATTACTGCTATTTATAAGTTTTTGGTGAGCAGTGTGAGCAGATCTTTTATATCTTTCATATCCGTCTCCATACTACTCAGGCGAGTCTCTATTAATTCTTGCTTTTGAGATTGTTTTTGACGGGCTAATTTCTTAGCCCGGGCTAGTTCTACCTTTTTAACATCTACATTTAATATTGTATTGGTTTCGGTGTCGCGAACTAGCCCGGGATATCCTCGAACTTCAATTAGATCCCTCATTAAGTAGCAAGATACTTAATATTAAGACCTCTAATGGCAGGCGATTCAATAGTGCCTTTCATCACATACTTTGTTTGGACTTGAGTGAACTCTTTGAGAGAACCACCTTGACCACCTGGCAAATAGTTTGCTCGGGTGAATTGTCCAGCCGCAGTATTTGCTACTGATGATACCGGTGGCTTATAGATCCAGTTGCTCAGAGTAATATCTTCTCCTGCAACTGCTGTTCTATAATAAAAGTCTACTCCTGAACCAGGCGGTAGCGAAAGATCTGCTTGTACATCTATACCTACAGCAGGGACTTCCAACGTAACCGGTGTTGTGATGTGTTTGGAACCGGTACTACCGCCAGAGGGTTCAGTTTCATCTGTAGACCACACAGATATCGTTTGATCTGCTGATGCTTGATCAGGATCATCAATGCATTGTTCTACCAATGTCAATGATGCTCGTTGCAAATCAATAATAGGTGAAACATAATCACTAGTCGTTTTCAAATCTAACTTGACATATGCACTTGCGTTTTTACCAGCCACCGCACCACCAATGCCGCTATCAGTTTCGGTGATACCTGCGTGATAGATTGCTCGCGGCGAATCAAAGTTTATGTTTTGATCAGCGGTAAGCCTTTCAAAGTTGGATGTTAACCAGCCAGTACCAGGCTGAAAACGATTTGCTACATCACCGCTCGCATGAATACCTGAGATGAATCGTGCTGACATGTCAACGGATGTTCCTTCAGGTATAATCTGCTCTACGGTTGGGTTTGCAGTATCAAAGACTCGTGTTTGCTGTGTGATACACTCAGAACCACCACCGCTCATACTTTCACCTAACCACTTTGCTCCTAATGTTACTTGGAAGCCGTGGATGTCAGCCTTGACCACGGTAAGAATCTGATTAATATTACTAGATGCAGTTAACGTTTCAACACCATCTGTAATATCTGTCGCACCGCTAATTTGAACAGTATCACCTGCTTGAAGACCATTACAAGGCGCTCTCACATACATTGCCGTACTGTCATTCACCAATCGGATTGGATTATCGTCAAGAAGAACATTAGGTGCATCCGCATTCTTTAACATAAGTGTACCACCACCTAAGTTAAACTTGGCTCGTGCAATTCTCATCATGAGGTCTTGATCTTTTGCTTCAAACCAGTGAATACCATTCTGTGGTAAGAACAAAGATCCTGGTGAAGGCTGTGTTGACACAGTTCTTGCTGTAGAACCTAACACAGATTCACGAGTCTTCGCACTAAACAACTTATAGTTTGAAGATTGTGATGTGATCACAACTGCATAGTGAGTCCAAGGTTGTAAGAATACAGGCTCATCAAATACAAACGATGTTTCGCCACCTTGGATAACCGATAACGTAGGACTCAGACCAATCGCATTTATCTCACTAGGTGATTTAAATACATGTGAATCTGGAACTATATCATTATCAGAAGGTTTGCCATTTATAACAGGTCTGATATGAATAGAGATAGGCAGTGTATCATCTTTTGTCTGGAAAAACAACCCTATTTTCGCAAGGACTAGACCAAACGGATTGTCCACATAGAACGTTTGTGCCATTGGATTCTGTGGTAAGTTTGTGGGTATAATTGCTGTGCCCGCAAACTGCTTGTTGTTGACATTCACATAATCCGATATGACTTGTCCCATCTCTCCATTGTATGTTGACAATGTAGAAATAGGAGTCGTGTCTGGTCCATATCTACCTGAGACTTGTGGTTTATACAAGCCAACACTGCCCGCAGATACCTCATTGACTGCTCTTCTGAGTTCTTTCTGGTTGAAAGCATTGGGAAACAGACCATAACCAGTTGATAATGGCCATGCATATGACATACCGCGTGTTGTAAGTATGTTTCGATATTTGTGCCACATCGCACCAAATACACTGTAGTATGTAAATGCTTTGCTGTCTGCGGCTGCCCAATCATTGACATTAATATCAAGCAGTTTAAACTCACGAATACCGGATCTGAACCTGAGATAGTTCTGAAGTACTCTACGTCTTTTGCCCTTCTTCGTCAAGTAATAAGATGGCTTTAGATTAGGAATGAAGAATGATCCTTCAACATTACCGTTGGCATCTGAGATCAAATCAGACGCAGTGTCGGGGTGACCTGTCAATGTGTTTTGAGTAAACAAGTTTCCGTTGTCGTCTGTTCTGTCAGAGAACTGAACAAAGGCTTCTTCTTTACACCATGCAGATACATCTTTGCCATCAAAAAACGGAGTGAACTTAGTGTTAGGCTTAAGACCTTGCGCCTTGAAGTAGACTTTACGTGATCTCATCCAAGGTATCAAAGCAAGATCAATATAACGTCTTCCCACTCGCATTCTTAATGTGTCGTTTTGAACAACTCTTCGTACAAATCCAAGAGTGTCTGTTCTACCACGTTCTGACGCATAAGGAGATATTGCGTTAACTGCGTCTCGCGAGGTAGTTGTGGGCTTTCCACATCTGCCTACAGTACCTCGAGACTGCCAAAGATCTTCGTCATTACGACCTTTCCAGTTCCACTGCCAGTTGTTCCACAAGAAGGCTTGCTTCACATCTAATTTACCAGCGCCTCTTAATGCTTTGATAGCATCTTCTTTTGAGTCTTTCCATTCATCAGATGAAGGAGATAATTTGATGACGCCTACATTGTCTACTCTTCCAAACGGATTTGGATTGACTGATCGTGAAGCGAGTGACTGAAACTTCCACTCATCTGAATCATATGAAAGATAAACATTGTCACCTTTCTTCAGAATACCAGGATCAGTACCAGGAATTGTGGGATTGACAGTACCATAGTTAGGCTCACAAATCAAACGAATGTTGTCTTCATTAGCCTTGGGTCTAATCAATTGATTTTCAGGATCAATTGATGCGGCATAGTCATCGTTCTCTGTATCAGAGCCAGTCTGATCATCGCCTAGATCTATAGAAAGACCCGCATCTGCTCGTTCTTCGCCCGCACTATCTAAACTAGGAGTATGGAACGCACGGAGTTCAGCAATATTGAACTCTGTATATGTTCTAAGATCATCTATCTTATTCTCTAGTTTGCCAATATCTGCCATAGTGTAATGCTTGTGTTCAATCGCACGAGTCTGAAGATCGTCTGCGTCTGCCGTATTTGCATTCATGAGAACCTGATATAACTCCATAGAGTTTTCAGGAGTAGGCTTTAATTGTGGATCACGCGACTGTTGACCCAAAAGCATTTGGATTTCGCCACTCTTTGTAGCGATCAACTTGTCAGCACGTGGTAACCAGTAATCAATTTTACCTAAAAATGCAGTGCCACTGCGAGGTAATGCCATGATGTTTGTAAAAACACCCGAAGATGATTTGTCTGGCCTTAAGTCTAAGTAGTTTCTCAGATCAATAACAGTACCGTCTGCTGTTGTATGCTCGGGTATATCTGCATATGTAGCACCAGCATATGATTCTGGAGAATAGAAACCACCCACACCACTGTGTGCCCAGTACGTATACTGAACCCATACATCACCGGGGTCTGTCTCACCTTCTTTTAATATCAGGCGACTGTAATCATAATAGTTGTCTCGCTGACCATCATCTAGAACAAATCGGTCGCTTACATCAATACCACCGGCAACTGTGCCTTTGGTAATCAGGGATACTTGTTGAACATCAGGAACACCAAGATCAACAACACCGTTAGTTACTGCATACGTAGCGGCAGTAGATGTCGTAAACGTCTTCGTCTTCTTGGCAGTCTCAGTGTCTTGAATGTAATAGATCAATCTATATTCTACGTTAGAGAGCCCCGTGATTGTCGCATCATAACTAGGCATTGCTTCGGTTACTGTTGGTGTAAATGCCGCTTCAGTACCATCAGTCTTGGCGATCAACCAGAATTCTTTGTCTGAGTATCTGCGAGGACCTGAGCCGTTACCCAACTGCGTCAATGAAAACGATCCTGTAGAGACAGTGAACGTTTGACTATACTGTGCAGTAGATAAGAATCCGCCATCGGCAGCGGCAGTTGACGTGGCTTTTAATCGTGGTCTGGCTGTAGGCATTAACAAGTCGTTGTCTGTTGCGCCATTCAAAAACGCATCAGTGCCTGTTTCGTTTCGTATCGCATACTTACCAGTAGCGGCAGGATCTTTGATTGATCGGAGTTTACCTAGATCACTATCGCCCAGCGATAATGCGGTGTTAAACGTAAAGTCAAACAAGTAGAGTTTAATGTTATCGCTCGCGGCATCAATCGCACGAACTCGTGTAGTACCAAGAAGTTCTGTTGCGTTTGTGTCTGAGTACATGTTGTGAACAGTACCAAGATCCAGTTCTGGCAAATCACGGGCACTGTCAAGAAGAACATAGTTACCGTAGATCACAGACACAGGCTCACCCGGAACACTTTCAAACGCTTGAGATCGTGGTATAATTAACTCAATAGGTGATGGATTGTCAACACGATATCCACTTACATAAGCAGTACCCGCACCGATAGTGACAGCCAAGTTCTCTGTGTCACCGTCTATCTCATCAAAGTCTAATGTGAAAGGATTAACAATGTAATCACCAGACTCTTCTTCTGTTCGCAGTGCCATAGCATCTGCAATCTTATTGTAAGAGTCCGACTCTTGAACTTCTTCTACAATTGTGCCATTTTCAACTCGTGCAAGAAAGACAAACGTGTCATCGGCAGCGAGGTCAGCCTTGTTAGTTAACTGAAGCGTAATTCTGTATCGGTCAGCGCCCGGGCTCGCGGTGTTAGGAGTATCGCCAGCATTGTCATAGAGTGCCGGACTGTCATTTACAGTGACCACTTCTTGAATGACTTTAAATCCAATATCACCCTCAAACGTAGCAGTGTAAGGAGATAATATGAGTGATTGAGGTTCTGAATATACAAATCGCCCGAGAACAAAAAACTCGCCTGCGTCTACTTCAAACCGTGTACTAAAACCTGTAGGAGTAAGTGCTGTAGCGGTCATTGTTTCAGAACGTCCAACAACACTTAGCGATTTACCTACACCTGAACTAAATCGTACAGGCTCGCTACTCAAAGGCTGGGATGCGCCATCTATGTACTGAATATACAATGTATTATCAGTGATGGGTGCAGACACAGTGCCTGAACCTGTCGCTTTGACTGCTATTACTCTTGCTCGGATATTCTCTGGGTTTTGTTGAATAACAGATCCAACAGGAATATCGGTAAAGGTTCCACTGGTCATTGTGACTTTCACAAAATCAGTGTCCGTTATACAGTCCATGTTACCCGCAGAAACAGCCACGCCTTCTTTGAACACATTTCGTCCAAATCTACCCATCTCTTGGTAGATCATAGTTTGAAGTTGTGTTAACTCTCTTGCTTGAAGTGCCCTTCCAGAGTTAAATAGTATCTGGTGATAATTGTCATCTTCTGTCCAATCGTCGTTGTACGTTCCAGATAATGTTGTACTACTAAATGTGCTTGCCATTTTTTATCCTAACTGAATAACTATTCTTATGTCTTCGGTTTGTGTGTCTGCTCTCGTAATACCTTCGGTAACAGTACCCAGACCAAGTGAGTTTACATTATTTATGTACAGTATTTCACCCGTATATGGATTGAATGTAGGTTCTACTTTAGCAACATATGTTGCTTCCACTGACGATGGTATCGTTTGTACTACCGAATTATTTGCTGGTGTTGGATCAACCGTCCATTCACCAAATCCTGTGGTAGTATCTTGATAATAATACAGTCGGTTGTTGACCGTATCATGAAAAACGACCTTTGCTTTAGCGGTTTCACCACTATTGGTAATGGTAGCGTCTTCGGAAAATGTTCCGCTTGCACTGATGCCAGAAAAATACTTTGCGCCATTTGCGGTGTTCTGTGTAAAGTCAACCGTTGGATCAGCCGCCGTTTTAAATCCTTTGACAATAGACACCTGATTGAAATCGTTCTCTGCGAGAATGGTATCAAACTCATCACCCGCAACATCTGTCTGAAGCATAAAGTGCTTTGTCTTGAGTGTGCGTGATGGATTTGCATTCAAACCACCATACGGTGCAATGATAGGTCGCAACACTGCGCCCACACCATCTCCACCTGTTACTTTGATTGACGCATAATCATATCCACTACCATGAGAGAATGTGCCCGCGGCATCAGAGTCAACACGAATTCTCACAATCTTGTTTGCATCAACTTCGGCAGTAAAAGAAGCACCTGTGCCATTACCCTCAACAGTCAAGGCAATATTATTGCTGGTGTTAGAGAAACCATAACCACCACTATCAATCTGAATGTTAATGATTTCACCACCTACCGACGAGTCTTGAAGATTTCGTTGAATACTTTCTTGTGGTATAGGTAGAAACACCGATGTGTCAGTGATTGTCTTAACAGGCAACCAATCGTTTGTTTTAAAAGTTGCTACGGCACTATTGCCTAAAGGATACAGAAAGCGCCACTTGTATTGATCGGTGGTTCTAAACGTCTTTCCTTTTGAGACACCTACTTTGAATGCATCTGCCAAGATTGATGATGGTTCAACAATAGAAGGCACCTGAGTACCGTCTGTAAACTTGCCTGTTTCAACACAGACAAACACTTCGTTTGCACTGTTGACAACATAAAAACCTATATCTAAATCATTGTCATAACTTGGATATATGGTTCCTGAGTTCCAAGAGTTAGATGGTACCACATAAGAACTACCACCGACAGTCTTTACTGCTAACATTGTGTGTCTCACACCCTCTTGAAAAGAATCAGACTTGATGTCTTCACCTTCAGTCAGAGGATCAACTCTTGAATATGCGAGATGATAAGGCGTGGACGCACTGTCTAGATCCTTCTTTAAAAGCCTAAATGTGTTCTCACTAAAACTGTTGGTTGTAATAGATGTCATATTTTTTCTCTTTTCAACCTATCTATTTATACGGTATCTGTGATAACGGATGAAGCATTTGAAGCAGATGTATCAAAAGCCAGAACGTTGTTCCTTTGTGCATTGATCGTTGCTTGGTTAGCAGGCCTTGCTGTTATCTTTAAGTAAGGTGTTGCAGTCGCAAGTGTACCAGACCAACCACTCAATGAAATCACACCTGTCGTTTCATCATACTCACCAATGTTATCAATGAATGTCGTACCTTGAGATGCATCAATGACCTCAATGACATTTGAGTTCAATCTATTCCTTAAGAAACAATTTCTTGAATCAATAGTGAATATATCACTTCGGACGATGTAATTGGTATCATCAGGTGCGGCGATTGATGCAGGATATATCAGACTATACGTGCTTTGACCCACCGTCGGTATAAATCTGTACTGCATTGTGATCTCTGCTCGTGATGAAAGAATAGATGGATCAGCATCATCAATTAACGTGAGAAGATTAGATCGTCTAAACGACTTATCAAATCCACCTAATTGATCATTGAAGTAATTCTCCACAGTCTGTGTAACAAGCGTTTCAATCGCTGTCTGTGATGAACTTGTCAGTGTAGGATTCCACTGGAACACACTGTTGACTTGCAAGAATGTCGTAAGAGGATCTGTAAAATTAACATCAAACGATGCGACCGACAGATTCTTTGCCAGATCTATGACGCCAGTCTTTGTTGCATCTTGAATAGTAGTGTCTTGGGTATTAAATACAATAGACACATAGACTGAACCATAGTTGGCAGGTACGTTATCTTCGCCACCCCACGATTTAATATCGGTGATAACATTGCCATATGATCTTAGAATTAGTGAGGCATAATCTTTAGCAGTTACCATTCTGTTTTGAGCGGCATACAAATAAGGTGCGTTTTTCCGAATAGAGGCAATTTCTTCTTTCTCTGATCCAGCAGTCGCACTCTTGACTGTAGTAATAACAACAGGCAGCGACTCACCATTCCCATCAAAAACAGCATCAACGGCTTGAAAGGTTCTTGCGCCGTTGGCTTCTGCGCCTGCTACTTGATCGTATATGACTTCTATCTTGTTACCTGCGTCTGGGAACTGACCTAACTTAGCACCATTACCAAACGTCAACTCATAGTCACCATTCGGTGTTTCTTTGATGACAAATATCTTAGAGTTCTTGTCAATGTTTACGGTGTCATTGAGGTTGTTATACACATCATAGAATGTTGTAGAAACATCTGTATAAACTCTTACCTGGACAGTATTCAGATCTAAGTTCTGTGTCGGTAATACGTAACTTTCGTTTTCTTTTGCAGGACCTGCAATAAAGATATTTCGCTTCTGTGTGCCTTCGTGAATCGCAACGTTTCTATTCTCACCTAACTGAAAGAAGTATTGGTTAGCACCATTGTTGGTTGCGGTCAGTGTTTGGCGAGTTTTAAACGTGTATGACTTGTTATTAACAGATGTGGTCAATTTAAAACCAGCGGGCAATGTCATTGACGATGGAAATAATGGGTTCACAACATACAAATTAATAGAAGCACATGACGCATTTTTAGATCCTACCGTGTAGCCTAATCCACCAGCAAGACTTACAAGTGACGATCTTAATTGTGCTGTAGGCAAAAACGATTCGTTCAGTGCAAAGTTGGCAAGAAGAGAATTATAATGTGTGTTATATGCCATTACATCAAGAAGACTAGACAACCCGCTTGCCTCAAAATTGTAATCAGCAAACTCATCGCTCTGTGCCAAAAACGTTTTAAGATTGTTTTTAATTGTATTAAAATCTAACTCAGTAGATTTTATTGTGGTAGCCATCTATATCTCCTATGGGTAAATTCCAGGTACTGCATCGTCAAACTGTATCGTACCACCGCCTTCTGTGACAAGACCTCGCAGATCTTCTGTGAGAATTCTATCGTTAGGTGGCGGTAACTTAGCGGGTGCTGGATTAAATTCTGGTGCACAATCTTCGCTCGCACCTAACACCAACTTCAATACGTCAACAATACCAGTATTAACTATTCTGAATTCTATTATAACATTAACGGTATAACGATCTGGTCTTGCTGTTACCTTGAGATTGATTATTTTTACACGTGGCTCATATCGAGCAACCGCTGATTTGATTCGTGTCGCAATCTCTTCGCCTGTGTTCTCATCTGCCATCTCAAACAACAAGCCAGATAAATTACCACCAAAGGCAGGACGATATGGCTTTTCAAATCTGTTCGTAAGGAGCAAAGATTTGAGTGACTGCTTTACACTCGCGGCGTCTGTCTTTTTAAAGACATCACCATCTGTAGCCGTACGAGCAAAGAAACTCAAATCAAAGTCAGACCAAGGTATCTCCTTGGTTACGCGAGGACTCTTCGATAAGTTTCCGTCTTCGTTTGAATTTGCCATTATTATACCCTAATTAATGCTTTTATTTATATGATTATTCAGGAAGAATTTCTAAAAGTTCGTTTCTTGTTTGTACTTCGCCGTTATATGTTGTCTCCAAACCATATTTGTAAGATACTTCATACGTATCAGGCACCTCAGGTGTTTCAATAACAATCTGGCACGTAAGAGAACCTTTTGGATCAAACGTGTCATAGTCCAGTGTCAGTTTATCATAGTCAATATAATCTTTCCAGTAGACTGCCAGATCAAACGTCTTCTCGGGATCTGTTTGTCCAGAACGATCAATCAACTGATAAACGACTGCTTGACCTTTTCGTCTTAGATCTAGAATACCCGATGGTCGTTCACCAATATAGTTTGGCTTGTTGACAACCCATCCAATCACATCGTTCTGATTTCGTCCGTCAATTCCTTTCTTCTTTTCTTTGTATGATGCACCGGGCGTTGCACTCGCCATATTTTTTGCAGTGTCTTTGTTACCTGCTTGAATCTCTTGAACCTCAAACTTAGGATTAGGTTCGTATATACCTTCACTGACTACCAGTCGGTGTTGCTCAAACTGTTTCATGCCCGAGATAGACTGGATGATTTTGGCATGAAGCACCAGATTTCTTGCTAGTTGCTGAAAGTCAGGTGGTCCATTAAATGAATCGTTATATAACTTCTTTAACTGTGTACGTGATCCTGGTGCACCCAGAAACTTAGCCATTGTAATACCAGGACCTAACTGAGTGGCAGATGTAATAATCTGACCGGTAGGATCATATTGTGCATCAACTAATATATTCATTTATTCACCTTGAAACGCTTGCTTCTATTGTCAGCAGGATTGTTGCCTAATAATTCAACACCAAATCGTATAGTACCTTCTTTGTTTGCAGATCGTCCTATGTTCTTAGGTATGGTCTTATTGTAGTTCTCACTTAACAGCCCCTCACTCACTAAGATGCCAGTCAACTTTCCGTTCTTCATATTTGCGGGTGATCGGAGTTTACTTCGGATCTCTGCTATCGTAGGATCAAAGTTAAACAGATCATCATAGTCATCTGACTTGAGTATCTTATCTTTGAGTTTAGGATCTACTGCCACATTTCTCACACCATATGCACTTGTTGCCAGCATCAGTTCAACGATACCTGGATTTGGTAATGGTGCAGTGGGAGGCAAAACTGGATAGGGCATGATGCCGGGCTTAGGTGGTACTATCGTGGGTTTTGGACCTGGCTTTGCGTCTTTGGCTGTGACTGCTGTAAGTGCGGCACCCGCACCTATGGCGTAGCCCGCCTGAGATGCTTTCATTGCATAATCAGCATGGAATGCTTCTGTTGCTCTTCCTACCAAAGCGCCATAGAATGTCGCAATGTTTGTTACACCGCCAGGAAGTCCACCGTATGACTTGCCGTAATAGTCAATCAAAGAACCACCAATGGTTCCTTTGTGTCCGATTAATGAAACATGTCTAGCAGAAATGTTGGCTGTGCTTGCGGCGGCAGTCCATTCTGATACTGCCGTAGTCACAAGATTCTGACCTGCTGTCAGTTCTGTTGAGCCCACACTGCGATAGTTAGCATTGCCGGACACAATCGTATTGTGGTCATCAAGAATTACTTCTGTGTTTTTGCCTATCACGTTTGCACTTCTTGATCCACGAACGGTGTAGTTTTGATCACGATCAACAGTCTTGGTGTGTCTGCCCTTGACCTTCTCTATCTTGTCACCCGCAATGTTGAGATTATAGTTACCCTCAACATCTAGATTGAAATCACCAGCCACTTTAAAGTTAACATCACCCTTGTAAATAAGATTGCCTTCGCCTTCTACAATGACAGTTGCATCACCGCCTGTAACCTGTACAGTCTGTCGTTGTGATGAAATCAAAACACTACCGTCAGCACGAAGTTCCATGCCAGCGCCTGTTCTGTGTTTGATCAGAATTCTCTCACCGCCAGGAGTGTCATCTATTTCAATAACATGACCAGACTCAGTTTCTTGAACTTGATTGAACGGGTACTCTGAGGATTTCTGATCCGGTAATTGTAGATCAACCCCATACACACTGCCACCTAGAGCCAGATTGTTGATCTTTGCACCAACAGCCGCTTTGTTAATACTAGTGCCGAAGAAGTAGTCTCGCTTAGGATATTCGCCTGTAGGATCAACCATGCCATCAGTAGGCACTCCTTGTGTTGCTTCTTGACCCTCATCAAGATATTTCTCTCTTCCTGAAATATCGTCTACGGTATTAGTCATAGTGTTTTCCAAACCTTGTTAAAACATAATCGGTAACTTCAAATCCAGGATCAACGTTCTGTCCTGTAAAATCTAACTCAGAGTGACCTTTGATAATGCCTCCTGGATATATCGCAAAGAATGCTCGGCACCAATGATCAAAGGTATTTATTTGGCTTCGTGTCAATGATTGAGATGATAGGAAGTTAGCCGCGTTAGGTGTACCTGTTGGAGCATTAATGCCACCCACAAATACAAACGACAATGTTCCTTTGTCATAATCAGGTGTGTGTTGTCCATCTTCGTTGACTGGACGTCCACGTTGCAGAGATCCATCACGCCGACATACATAATGATATCCCAGACCATCTAGTCCTGCCGCTAGGTGCCAAGAGTTAATCTCCTCACTACCCACATTTTTGTTTGTGTGTGTCTCTGTCCAATGAACTACAGCCGTGACCTCAGGATCCAATTCACGAGTAATCGCACGAAACTCCGCCGATAGTTCTTCTACGGACGACACATAAGGAAACACTGGATTGCCTTGCCCTTTGTTCCATGACTTTGAGTATGATCCAATTTCATATGGGTCAGAGAACACCGTAACGTCCGGTGGTAACCGTGTTGCACTGGCGATAGTGGTGTCAATAGACTTCACAAATCGTCTGAGTTCTTCATAAGACAATCCGCTACAATCTGAAAGAATCTGGATTGCTTTACTCTCATCACCGGCATCACCCTGCGATAGTGCAATGACTTCTTGAATCTTCTCGTCAGATAATACCGGACATATGCCACGAATCTGATCTTCAATCTGTGTCAATACTTTGGTACTCAAACCTTGTATAATACCAGATTCGCTATTGTTGCCTGCTTGCGTTTTGACTAGACCTTTATACTCTTCTACGTTTCTTTGATAATCATTTTGTGTGGCAGTTTGTGTACTTACTGAATTCAGAACCTGAGCACCGTCTTTACCACCACTTAGATTGGTAAGATCGTCTTTAGCACCTTCTATGTTTTGTCTTATCTCATTGCCTCGGGTAACAATATTACTCAAGTCAGTAAGGGCATCGGAGTCTATGTTTTTGATAGCACCAAAGAGTTCATCACTATCTGTTCGGCCTAGAACACCACCTGTTCCTGGATTTGATGTGGTAGCAGTAGAATACGTGATACTTCCGTCAGAGTCTACACTGGGCGGCTTTCCCAATCCATCATCAAGCAATATCTGATATGAAACAAGTTTGTTTACATTACCAGCCGATGCCAAACCCTGTGTGATGGTTGATTTAACTTCGCTCGTAACACTTTTAATTGCATCGGATGCAAGACTGTTTATGGATGTGGATGTAAACGCACCCACTTTACCTGCCACCAAATCTTTACCCGCACTAAGAAGACCCGCCGGCGATGCATTTGTTGCAACCTTTTGCAGATCTCCTATCATGCTTGATGGATCAGTGGAGATTCCAAGACCCGTGATCAATGACAGAATACCTGCGAGGGCGTCTGCACCACCTTCAGGATTGAGAGATGATGTGACGGGCAATGTCACGCCTGTGTCTGGATCAAACGTGAACTCAATTTCAACTTTGGTGCCTAGTTTACCAAGAAGTCCAGCGACAGCACCTTCTACCATATCTGTTGCCATGTTCGTTAGACTTGACGCATCACCATTGAGAAGTCCAGTTACTGTGTCTTTGGCTTCATTGAGTTCACCTTTAAACGCATCTGCTTGTTGTGTCAGACTCTCAATACCGCCAGTGACTTGACCCGCAATCTGACCTGTTACACCAGTAGTCGCGTCTGTCAATGCACTCTTGGCATTTGCCGCAGTCGCATTAATACCCGATCTGGATATTGCATCACTGGTATTAGAGACCGTTTCCTTTAACTCTTCACTATAAGACTCGGTTGAGGCATTGGCTACCCTTTGCGATACATTCTTAATCTTACCTGTTTTAGCGTCTACTATTTCAGTCATTATGTTAATACCTCTTCATATGCGCGTTGGGCTAACTGATCACTTTTTGCAGTAGACTGTAAATAGAAACTATTGACTGCTTTACTGGCGTCTTTAATATTGTTAGCGGATAGAATTTTAGAATTGGCAAGATTAAATCGTGTTCTCAATTCAAACAACACGTACTGAAGTTGGGTAGAATACAACTGAGGATCTATCGTCGGTTGATACTGTTGAGCAAACCGAAGCAGACCCACATAACGACTACCTACCGAAGCATTGATATCCCATTTGGCAATGCCTCCGCCGTCAGTCTTAAATGAATTCGTCTTTTGAAGTGCACCCGTAATCGCGGCCGCATATATCGCTTCGTAACCATTGTCTATAAAAAACTTCATAGATTGTTGGCGTCTCAATCCAATTTCGGCTTCGGCTTTCTCATCATCTAGTAAAGGTGATATGATAACATTTTGTACTCTGCTTTGATTGTACTGAAATCCATCGCTGAATCCGGTTGTCTTATTCTTTTGAATAGACGATGGCATCTCGGTGTGAGGTAGTGAACCTAATACAAGTGGTATTTGAGATGCAACACCATCCATAAAGATACCAAACACAAACGCACCTTTTGTCAACTGAGGTATTCGTCCAATGCCCGATGATCCACCTTCTGTTGTAGGTATCAACACTTGTGCCCAAGGCAGATCGGCTTCTGGTATTTCACCCGTTTCTGGATTGTGAACACCAATAATTCGCACTTTGACTCTGCCCTCTAGACCAGCCGGCGGCGCAGAGTTAATGACATAACCTAGAAACCAGCGATTGTCATCACCATAATACTCTTTTTGTATAGGTCTTAATACATTCATTAAATTTCTGCGTCTTCTGGTATGTCGCCAATCTTGGCTAGTCTGAGGGTTGCGGCATGATTCTCTTGTCTAAAATAATTCTGGACTGCCATAATCAGATAATCACCACTCTTTTTCTTGTCTAGTCTGTCGTACAATGTGGCTTCGTCTGATGCTTCGGGTTGTGTTGAAAGGAACAACACACGAATTCTTGCACCCACTGAACACTTAGATTCTATCATAAGTCTTCCATCAATACCTATATCTATGATGTTCTTCTTGAGAATGGCACGAATGATCTTGTTCTTGATCTTTAGTCGTGATTCAATCAAATTACCATTTGTGTCTGTCAGTACTGCTTCATCATGATACCCTAAAAACTGATTATAGGTGCCTGTTGATGTGACTTGAAAGATATTGGCAGAGTTATACTCATCTGCCAGTTTATCACCAATTAACAGTGATGGATCAAACATCGTCTGTGCGGTGTTTGGATCTAACAGATCGTTTATATAGAACTCATCAACGATGTCGCGAATTGAAATATGATCGCCTAACACACTACCACTACCTGCATCAACATTCGTGTACATTGATCCCACGTTGCCATTCTCCATTTGCAACATCAAATTATCACCGTTCTGTTCACGATAATTTAACACCTGAAAGTACGGTCGGAGTCTTTCATCTTCCTGATCAAGCGCCGCACCCGCATCTGCATAGCGCAAAGGAAAGTCTTTGTTGAATATAGGTTGTTGCATCAAACCATCAAAGTCAGACAACAAAAGATTGTTGCTGTATAGTGTAGAGTAAAGATATAATGGACCACCAATGCGAGTCGTCGCTCGCGTCAGTATCCATTGGATCGCCTCTAGTGGACTCATGTAAGGTACAACGATCTTTCGTACACCTTGGGCAGAACCACTCTGAGTGATAAACTTTTCAACAGTTTTGCCCAGTTCAATACTGCAAATGTTAGTAATGATATCTTCAATGTTACCTGTAAAAGATCGTGAGATCTGTTTGACAGAATCTATATACAGTTGATCTTCTACCAAAGACACCGAGATGATTTCGCTGTTATCGTTTTGACGGAGACTGTCGTTGATCTGGCTAATAAAGAAGAACTTAGTAAACACCTCGCCTTGAGGATCATTGGGATTACCCAGAACGATTCTAAACTTCTCTGTGCCTGCGATTGACAATGTGTCCTTGAGACCGAAGTCATCAATGAACACCAGTTGAGCATCAATATAAGGCTTGCCTATGTTCTCAAATGTCTTGAACTCTAGAAGGCTAGACTTGATATCAACTTCTATATCATTGCCCTGCACTCTAGAAGATATAAGAACAGCCTCTAGAATTGTATTGTTTGTTTCATCAGCCATTAGCCGATTGCCGCCTTGAACTTACCTGCTACTTGTGCGATTAGATCTGATTTGATGATTCGTATTCTTTTCAGTTCATCATTCTCTTCAATCAAATGGTCTAGGTTTGTGACTTGAATTCTTGTGGCGGGTATTTGATACGTTTCTGTTTGATTGTTCCACTCACCAAAGTATAAATCAATAGGCAAACCACTGTCGTTTCGGTACTCATATGTACCAAAGTATTCTCTCACGGTGCTCTCTAGCATCTTGGTGTGTGCACCCGTAGTATATGATACTTGAGAGGATGTGCTGTAATCGCTATCACGATCAATATTGTAATAGGGTGAGTAGAATGTGATTTCACCAACTTGAAGATTCTTGCTCTTGACGATCATGGGTCTACCATTCAACAACACCTCTTGACCTACAGGATAAAGTTCAGTCGGAGGTATTGTTGTTTTGTCAAGTGCCCATGATGCCGCACTGTCTACGGTATCATTTGCGAATTCAATCTTGCTTGTCCAACCGGTGTAGAGATCGTTCTGTGCTAGATCATAGACGTTTTGCATTGATAATGGCCAACCGCGTTCACGAAGTTTATCATTCATCACAAAAAATGTCCAGTCATATTCGCTGGTACCATACAGTCTGTGTGATAATGTGTCAGGGCGTTCAAAGTCTTTTATCTCATACTCAATGTACGCCGATATCTGATCCGCAATCTGATCAATCGTATTGGTAAACTTACTGATATTCTGTACAGCCGTCGGTGTGATTTCATCACCAAACAGATACAGTGTCTTTGGAAAATTCTTGAAATAATTACTCATTAGTAACCCTGCCTCACCTTATCTTTATCCAGTGCCACAATCTCTGTGAATCCAAGTGCAATTCCAACCTCAATGAAACTACCGTCGTTAAACATTCCATCAGCGGTCTCGTTAAATGTTGTATCAACCTTTTGAAGATAGCATCGTTGAATCTTGAATCCAGGATTACCACCCTGTCTGTTCTTTACTTCTATCTCAAACACATTAGGATACTTGTACGCAAGAGGCACACCCGAGTTACCGATAGGCACTTTCTCAGGATATAATTCTTCACGAAACATCTGTACAATGCTTTTGATCGCCCGGGCCTCTTCGGGTGAATTGGCAATCATCTTAAAGTTAAACGCAAAATTTCTAATAGAGGCTTTTTCAAACAGTGTTCTTGTGTTGGGCGCACTTGCAACTCGTGACGCTGAACTTACTGCGGCGCCAAGATTACCTGTGAGATTAGAACCTAAAACAGCACCAGCGGCACCAGCGACACCGCCACCAATCTTAGGCAACAAGCCAAGACTAGCACCAGCAATACTGCCAGCGTTTGCGGCGACAACTTGACCTGCGATTGCACTCGCCGCTTTGACTAGTTCGCCATTTGCTGTAGTAGCACCCGCAAAAGGATTTCTACCTAGCAATGCGTCTTCGGCTGCCCCACCTAAGATACCAAGATCAGCGCCTTGATATGATACTGCATCATTATATGCCAGACCTTTTGGTAAAGGCAGTGTTATCTTGCCATAATTTTCACCACCTGAATTGTTCTCATAACTGACCAACTCTTTCTGTTTTTTCTTAGAGTCTTCAATGATCTGTTTTTTGTCTTGAGATGATGTGCTTTCGTCGGCAACAGACTGAGTAGTGACACTGGTCAATGAGTCGTTATTTGAGTTAATCACCTTCGTAATGCCAACAGCATCAAGAATGTTTTCACCTTCTATTTTAATAACCTTAAAGATGATTCTTGCAGGAAAGTTCTTGCTCATACTCAGCGGATAAAAAAGATCTCGTGCTTTGTCTTTGTCCGCTTGAGAAGAACCGGATGCCTCCGCGTTTTCAGAGTCATCTGCTTTTTCGCTGTACAATTCTTGCTCGGCATTTGCCTGATCAATCGCATCCAATGCTTCTTGATTAGCCCTTTGCCGAACGGCTTCTAGTTGCGCTTCTGTTGCCATATCAACTCGCTAAATACTTTTATTTTATTTATAGGCATTTATGGCATACTCTGGACGATATAAAGTTAAAAACCCTTTAAAGTATAAAGGCAATGCCGGCGGTGTCATTTATAGATCCATGTGGGAAAAATACTGTATGATGTATTTTGATGCTCACAGTGATGTGGCATCATGGTCAAGCGAAGAGGTTGTGATACCTTATCTGTATGAGGTTGATAGAAAATATCACCGATACTTTATGGACTTCAAGGTGACATGGAAAGATGGTACAACCACACTGATTGAAGTCAAACCCAATAAAGAAACTAAACCACCCACAGGCAATAAGCGTACCAAAAGATACATTTCTGAAGGATACACCTACGTCAAGAACATTAACAAGTGGGAAGCCGCGGCTGAATATGCTAAAGATCGTGATTGGAAGTTTGAAATATGGACTGAAATTGAACTGACCAAAATGGGTATCATGCCTAAGAAACTAAAACCGTTAAAGAAAATGAAGCCCTTTACGAGGAAGAAATGTACGAAACAAATTCGGTAAAATCGTATAAATAAATGCATGAGTCATTTAAAAGAAATTAACGAAACATACTTTCAGCATCTACGATTTGCTTGGAAAGTTGCGGTCGTGCTTCTAGTGCATGGTCTATTTCCAAATCTCTGGCAGAATAAAGCCCGAACTATGATGGACAACCGACATGAGTAATCTCTTTCAAACGGTAGAGCAAGAGGCATTTCGTGCTGGTATTACGCCTCGCACCAAAGAATCACGCGCATGGTTCCGCAAAAAAGTGCAGAGAATGGGAGTCAATAGGCGTGAGTTAATGCGGGAAGAACCTATTTCAAAAGAGAGCGATACGATTACCGGCAACATGTATATGTTTTTCTACGATGCAAAGCATAGAAAGACACTTCCGTATTGGGATTCGTTTCCTCTCATTATTGCCATTGGACCTGCTGAGAAAGGTTTTTATGGCATGAATCTACACTATCTGCCCATACCATTGAGAGCCAAGTTTCTTGATGAACTGATGGGTGTGACAAGCGACAAAAAATATAACGAGAATACCAAGTTCAGAGTGACATATAGTTTTTTGAACCGAGCGGCATCAATGAAATATTTTAGGCCCTGCTACAAACACTACCTAACATCGCAAGTGGAAGGTAACTTCGCAAAGGTGCCTGCTCCTGAATGGGAGATTGCTACGTTCTTACCAACAGCACAATGGCAAGGTAACAAGAACCAGGTATACAAAGATTCTAGGAAAAAGATAAATGCTTAAATTAGGCACAGTAGACGAAATCAAGTCTGCAATAACAGACGGTGGTGGATTCAGCAAGAGCAATCTGTATTTCGTAAAGTTTCCCACAGTAGCGGGCATTACGGGATATGATATGGGGCTTTTGTGCAGTAACATAAATTTACCCTCCCGTCAGTTGACCAGCGTAGAACGTGACCTTGGTGTCACACGACAGAAAGTTGTTCATGGTTATGTCAACCCACCTATCTCAGCCACATTTCGTGTTCTGAACAACCAGGGTGCCAGAAATTATTTTGAGTCATGGCAACAGTTCATTTTGCCCGAATACTCGGACGATGAAGCCAGATTTGAAGCCAAGTATCCCGATAAATATACAGCGCCGCTTCACATATATCAGTTAGAACGTGGTAAAGGGTTTCCTGTATTCAACAAGCAGTTTGAAAAGAAGTTAGGACCAATCAATCTGAGTCTTGATATTGATGTTGATGTAGCCACACCTGCTATTTCAAATTACCACTGGATTATTGATCGTGCGTTTCCTGTCAACGTTTCATCCAGCGAGATGGCAGATGGATCAGGTGAGATTCATACGGTGACTGTGAGTTTTGAATACAAGAGTTGGAAAGGTGAACCTGTAAGTAACGGCAAACAGAAAGCATCTATTTTTATTAATCGGTAACACATGGAGTAAATTATGGCATTACCACTATTGAATGACGTTCCAAAGTATACATTAAAAATACCATCAACAGGCAAATCGGTCAAGTATCGTCCTTACTTAGTCAAAGAAGAAAAGATTCTTCTTCTCGCAAAGGAGAGTAAAGACCAAGATCAGATTATGGAAGCAGTGTCGGATACGGTTCGGGCATGTACCGCTGATAAAGTCCGACTTAATGATCTTACAACATTTGATCTAGAGTATCTCTTTGTAAAAATTCGTGCCAAGTCTGTCGGTGAGACTGTAAACTTGGTGTTGCCCTGTAGTGAATGCAAAGCATCCAACGAAGCATCATTGAATTTAGATGAGGTCCAGTGTCCTGTAGACAGTAAGAAAAAGAATGTGATCAAGATTGACGATGACATTTCTGTTGAGATGAAGTATCCAAGTTATGTAGAGATAGAGCGTACCGAAGAAGCAACAGACGCCGCATTCAATATTATGGCGAGTAGTCTCAAAGCAGTCCTTACAAAAGATGAACGAATAGATGTGAGCGAAGAACCACAAGAGACAGTTCTTGCGTTCCTTGAGTCTATGACTAGCACACAATTTGCAAAACTGTCTGACTTTGTAAGAACAATGCCACAAGTAGAACACCACATTATATTTGACTGTGTGGAATGCGGGCATCATAATGATATTGAAGTGCGAGGTATGCAAAGTTTTTTTTAGTTGGCCTCTCCCATGAAGAGTTAGCAAATTATTATAAAACTAACTTTTTGTTGCAGAGGCATCATAAATATACTTTGACAGAACTAGATATGATGATGCCTTGGGAGCGAGAAATACAACTTATTATGTTAATGCAAGCATTGGAAGAAGAAAAACAAGCCAGAGAAAAACAAAATAGGTCGTAGACATGGCAACACTACAAGACGTAGTATCGGAATTAGAACTCCAAACAGAATTTATAAATCTGCAAACGGACAACATGTCCAACTTTACGAATCAGTTGAAGCAGGATGCTGAACTTCAACGTGCCGCAATGCTTGAAGCGGCGACTGAACGTAGGGCT